CTCGAACCCAGGACCGACCGGTTATGAGCCGGTTGCTCTAACCAACTGAGCTAAGTTTCCATGTAGTGGGCGTTATAATTACACCCACAATATAGAAATGTAACAATATCTGTAAAAAACTTGCTTATGCAATCGTGTCAGTTACACGAACGATCGTCATCACTCTCAAAAGCCCTCCCACATTATTTCTACCTCACTGACTCAATTACTTTTCGCTTCGTAACTAATTACACATCTGCTACCAGATCCTCCTCCAACGCCCACTCACAACCTCATTAGCACAAAGCACATCTATATAAATGTTTCCTTTCAATGCGTCCAAACCATACAACCAACACATTCGCAGCTTCCTCATCACTGGGTTCCAGTATTCCACCAACTTTTCAATCTTCTTTAATGTCCTATAGACGCTATATAATATAAAGGTTAACCTCTCGGACTTATTTCTCCTCATTACTATTTAGGCCATCAAGTAAATCCGTAAGAATAGTCCGAATACGGATAGTGGGATTCGAACCCACACGATTTCTCCGAAGGGTTTGAGCCTTCTACGTCTGCCAGTTCCGTCATATCCGCTTGTTGTATAAGGTTACTACTGGCTTACCCTTATACAGTTTATTTATACTCGTAAGACCTGCTTCAAACGAGTTATAAGAGGTAAAAAGTAAAATGAAAGCCACATGCTTATAACCGAACTTCCACATATCTAAAGTTTTTATTCGTCGGAATGTTTAATTAAATTTTTATACAGAAAGATTATAATGAAGTCCCTTTTCTTCTTTTCTTGCAAAAACGATACGATCAATTTTAATATTTTCGTATTTTTTCTTTTCTTCTTTTGTAAGATCCGCATAGTCTTCATCCGGAATAATTTCAACATCTTTTCCATCAACAAAATCAATGTGTCTGTCAAAATCATATCTTACATCAACACCAGAAAATTTTGTATAGAACCATTTTCCATCTATTGTAAAATATAAACTATGATTAGAAGTCTTATCAAATAAATCAAGGCTCTTTTCTTCTGTATCCTTTTTTCCATCTTTAGTATACAAAGTAGCTATATAAACGGTATTATTTATATGAAGGATATTCATATCTTTAATTGCCTCTTGAAATTGTAATCCTGTATTAAGCTCAAATGCGATAGCTCTTAAACAATCATAATTCAAGCTGACTCTTTTAGAAAATGCAATTACCTTACTAATTTCTCCATAATACTCTTTATGTAACTTATCTCTCATATATTCTGTAATCTCAGAATCTGTTGGATAATCAAATCTAAAATGATAATGAAATCTTCCAGGTCTATTTACCAAATAATCACTCAGAGTATTAAGATTATTACAAGTAATAACATATAACTTTTTCCCTTGAGCTAATCCATCAAATAATGTAAGCAGCTCTGTTTGCGGATTAGCCATACCATCAGCAGCTTTAATATTACCAAATGTTTTATCAAACTCATCAAACATTACTAATACTTCCTGTTCAATTTCTTCAATAAAATTAGCAATTCCAGGGATATATGTATCAACAATAATTACTGGCAATCCTTTTTTTACAGCTTCTACAGCAAGAATCTTAGAAAATAAAGATTTGCCAATTCCTTTGGCTCCAGATAAGATCACGCCAAGATTTTTATTGAAATTTGGAAAAGCATTTAATACTTTATTTACTTTTTCCATGTGCACACCGTATATTTTATCTTCATTGATCTCAATATCAGCATGTTTCTCTAAATAAAATCCTGTCATCTGTGAACATCTGATAGAATAAATTTGTGCCGGAAGTTGATTATGTGTTACAAGATCATCTCCGTAGATTCTAAAAGTGGAACCTGTACTAATAATTTTACTCATTTTTATCTCCTTTTTGTATAATTAAATTTTTAAGCTGGGCTAGCTGGATTCGAACCAGCGAATGCAGCAGTCAAAGTGCTGTGCCTTACCGCTTGGCGATAGCCCATTGTTTGTATAATTAAATTTCTTTCTTCTTTTTATTTAGCACAGGGAGCTTTCACTCCTCTGTGCTGTTGTCATCCTTGACTATGTATTTAGTATAGCATATCAAGTTTCGTTTGTCAATACATAAAGTTAATTTAATTTGTTTTTGTATTCTTCTTCACTGATAATAGGAATATTCAACTCAGAAGCTTTCTTATTTTTACTAGATCCACTGTTTTTATCATTGGTAATTAGATAATCAGTTGCCTTTGTAACTCCGGACACAACTTTCCCTCCTTTTGATTCTATATCCGCCACAAGTTCATCCCGGTTAGCAAAAATATGTAACTTCCCAGTGATACAGAATTTCTTTCCGGACAATGAATCGCTTTCAGAAGATATTTTATCATTATTAAGTTTCGAAAATATGAACTGTTCTGCCAAAGCAACAACGTAATCATAATTTTCCTTAAAATATCTATGGATAGAAATATTTCGCTCCGTCCCTAATCCTTCAATACAGGTAAAATTAAAATCAGAAGCAGCATCTTTAATAAAAGTTTCAAATGGATATAGCATTCCTAATTCCCTGGTTCTTATTTCTTCATATCTAGCAATATCCTTTGCAGCTCTACCACCAATTAACGGAATATTTAATCCTACAATAAATTTTTCTATGGTAGTATTCCTGCTAGACTCAATAGAATCTAAAATATTCGCAATTTTCTTTGCTCCCATTCTAGGTAATCTGGACAATTCTGTAGAATGATCCTTCAAATAATACAGATCAATTGGTGATGTCACAAGCCCAGTATCAATCAATAGCTGCAATGTGGCCTCAGATAATCCATTAATATCATGGGCCTTTTTCCCTACAAAAGCATTCATCTCACCCAAAAGTTTGCCTTTGCATCCAGCATTCATGCACATCAATACTTCAGAATCGTTCTCTTTTACGACAGACACTGGTTCTCCACAGATTGGACATATTTTAGGAATTATAAACTTTTCACCGGTATTATAACCTCTTGTTATGTTTTGAGAAATCTGCGGAATTATCTGGTTTGCCTTATACACAGATACGGTATCATATTTATGGAGATAAAATCCTTTGAATATACTCACATTGTGTAGACTCGCTCTGCTTACAGATGTTCCATCAATATCGACCGGTTCAAAAACTGCTGTAGGCGTTAATTGTCCAGATTTACCCATAGTCCATTCAATATCAGTCAAAACTGTCTCAAATTCATCATCATAGAACTTGTATGCCAGAGAATGACGTGGATACTTATCTGTGACTCCAAGTGATAATCCATAAGCGATATCATTATATGCAGCAACAAGCCCATCAATTGGATAAGATAAGTATGCTGCCTTTTCCTTTAACAGATTAATAAGCTCTTCAAGATTCTGATTTTCTTTATATACACGAATATAAGGTACAATATCAAATCCAAGTTCTCTTGCTTTTTCAAATCTTGCTGACATTAAAGGTAGTTCATCCATACCGGCAGGTACCTTCCATACTATAAAACGAACATGACGTTTGGCTGCTATCTTACTATCTAGCTGTCTGACTGATCCTGAAGCAAGATTTCGCGGGTTCTTATATCTATCTTCTTCGTGTTTAATTAAATTATTAATTTTCTCAAAATCTGTATATGTAATAATAGCTTCTCCTTCAATTTCAACGTGGCCTTTCTGATTAATATGCATAGGAATATTTTCGAACGCCTTTGCATTGTGAGTAATAATTTCTCCTGTGACGCCGTTTCCGCGAGTTTCAGCCTGGATCAGCTCTCCATCTTCATACGTCAAAAGAATTGTCAATCCATCCATCTTACACATTAGCAAAGAATCTTTATCACCAATAAATTTTCGAAGTATATTCACATCTTTAGTTTTATCAAGAGACATCATTAAATGTGAATGCTCAATTTTCTCTAATTTACTTTTTACTTCATATCCAACACTATGGACTGGAGAATTACTTAAAATAACTCCTGTTTCTTTTTCCATTTTTTCCAACTGATCACACAGATCATCATACTGATGATCCGTAACAATACTCTCTGCATTATTATAATAAGCATCTCGGTACTGATTAAGTTTTTCAACCAATGCTTTCATTTCTTCAATCTTGTTCATTTTTCCCTCCTATATTATGTATAATTAAATCGTCAAAATATCAAAATGTACTGACCAATGATCACACATCATATCAATTGTTGCATCCGCGATATCGTTAACGCACTCGTCATCACATTTGACTGAATCAAACTGAGAAATATCAATATAATGCTCTGCTGTTCCCTCTTCAAAAGTAATAATATTATCATTTACTGTAATATTAACTGGGTTCAACTGCATATGAGATATTATTGCAGATTCTTTTTCTCCTACAGAGAAATGTACCGCAACAGTTTTATTATCATATGCTGCTTTTTCAAACATAATATCGATTTTCTGAGCTACTTTACTTGCATTCTTTACAAATTCTCTAACCATTTTTTTGTTCCTCATTACATTTTCTCTTTAATTAAAGTTAATTTAACTTGTTACTTTATTTAAACATGGCGACTATATTAAATAGTCACCATATTTTTTAAGAAAATATGAAGGTCTATTAATCTTAATTCCATATTGGTGTTCAATCATAGACCGAGTTTCAACATCATATAAAATCTTGTTTTTATTTGAATTATACTTCCGGATTAATTCATTTGTCATATGAATTTGTCCGGAAATGTTAATTTTTTCAGCAGTCATATATGATACATCTATAGACTTCAATGCTGCTGCTAATGAATTATACATTTGCCTTCCAAGACAATGCGGATCATCTTTTACAATATGAGATCTTTTTATAATGGTTCCATCATCCATGAGTTTGGATTTAGTTCCATATGGATATGTTAATTCCATTGTCATATTACTCTTTTGTGCAGTTAAAATTAATGCTTCACTTACATTTACAACTCTTCCGGAATACAATTTCATTGTATGATTTTCTACGTCGATATCATCAAGTTTTGCTCTAATCGTGTCTTCAAAATCTTTAGACTTGCCATATTCAAAAATGCTCAGAATCATGAATCGATCTCTAGGATTCTTTAATGCTTCGATCCATGTTAAAATCGTGTCTCTTGATACAATCTGATGATTTAACAATGTCTTATTTAATAGTGCTGCCAGCATATCAGGTGTGATAGTTGCATAGATATTTTGTCCATTTAACACTAAATTCTCATTAACACACCAGTCCGTATATTGTGTAAGAGTATTATTTACTACAATAATGGACTCTAATGTTGTAAATTTGAACAACTTATACATTTCTGTAATCTCATTTAAATTAAAGTCACATAAATCCTTTTGATACATATGTTCAAACGGCGCAACTCTCTTAAATCTAGGCACAAGAGGAGTAACGCTTGCAACAGTTTTTAACTTAAATTCGTAAAACCTTTGTTTTCTATCTTCGTTATACATTTACATTCTCTCCTCTAAAAAAGGAATTAATCTTTTCCTTATCCTATTAAAGTTTCTCGAAAAATCATATATTATTTTTTCCTCACGTTCCGCATCATCAATAAGAAAACGCTTATAGTTCTCTATCATTGATATTTTATTTTTTCCATCATAATAATGAAACAAGATCGTAAGAATTATAATTTCTTTCTTTGAATATTCTTTTTCAAGATACTTGTCATCTTCTTCTGTAAGCATATTAAGATCTTCGATAAATTCCTTTGATACTCTAATGATTTCTTTTCGTTGCTCAGGAGAATCACTTTGCCTTTTACTGAAATATAATCTCTTAATACATTCTGCCAGGGTTGTTGAATCAATAAGTCCACCTATTTTTATTTTCCCTTGCAAATTACACATACTGCTTTCATTAATACGCTGGACCACTTTATTTTGAGCTGCATATGAGTTATATGTGTCGCTTAACTGTTTGCTCATTTTAGTTTTCTGGTCATACTGATATATCATACGGCGAGATTTATCAATGTCAAAGTTTGTAATTCTCAGCTCCATTGGATAGTTAAAATTTGGATTTTTACTTCTGGCCTGGAACATTGATACATATCTATGATATCCATCGTTTATATCAAATGCCTCTAAAGAATGAATAATAAGCTGACGTGATTGCTCATCATAATGAAAATCTGCGTATATATCATCTTTCGGGATATTCAAAGTGATTGTATCCGGAACATAAATATGTTCCAACATATCTGCCGTAATTTCTTTTACTGCACTCTTATTCAATGTAATACGATATAGCTCATTATTATCTCGTGTTACTTTAGTCATAGCACGTTGTGTGACAGGATTATAGTTAATTAATCCTGATTCTTGCAGAGCGCAAAATGCATCTACATTTAAAGATCCTATCCATTGATCATCGCTTACCTGAATCATATTGAATACTAACGGGAATTCAATTTTATTTGGTTCTTCGTATCGCATCCCACTATATTTACTTATTTCTCTGTCTGTAAAAAAGTCAGATAACTTTTTGCGATAATCTTTCTTAGTGGCATTTAAAATACTATCTGCAATTACAAAAAGTGTATAATCATTTGCTTCTTCAATACTCTTTCTACTAGATAGAAAATCTGAAAAAATGCCTTTTGGATAATTATATTTCTCATATGCATAATTGTAAATTTCTAGTTCTTCACTCTTATTAATTAAGATATTAAAAAACTTTTTGGATAAATAATCTTCTAAAATACTTCTATCGACATTCATTTTTCTCACCTCTTTCCTCAGATTATATCACGCAAAGTTAATTTTGTCTATATTTTTGATGATAAATTTTTCGACATGAACTCCGTTGCTTCCTTTCTTGAGTTATTTTCTTCAACTGTATAAATACTGGTTGTCTGTATATCCGCATGCCCTACAGCATTTTTCGTAGCAACGATATCTTTTGTCTCCTTATAATATAATGAAGCAAAAGCAGCTCTTAACTTATGCGGAGACACATGTTTACCAATTCCTTTCTCGGCATATTTGACTACCATACAATAGATCGTTTGTGGATCCATACGTTTTCCATTTTTTGATATAAAAAGAGCATCCTCTTTAATCCCCATATTATATAGTATTTTATCTCGATCAAGGATCCAATCTCTTAATACACGTATGGAATCATCATTTAATTGATATACCTGTTCTTTATCTCGCTTGTCGATAATAGTCAAATTGTGAGTCTCAAAATTTAAATCACTTAAGTTAATTTCGCTTAATGCAGTTTTTCTCATGCCGGTAACCATAAATAAATATAATATAGCATAATCTCTTGAATGCCATTCTTTTGGCATGTAAGAATATTTTACGGCACCCAATATTCCATTTAAATCATCCATTGATAAAAACACTCTTTTAATCGAGTCTTTTCTAATAGGCCGGTTTACATTGTCCATCGGATTCCTTTCAATATCTCCTCTCCGATACAAAAAATCAAAAAACCTATTTAATGTGCAACATACCAATTTAGTATATGCCACAGACGACTTTTTAATTTCACCATTACCATCTTTTACGTATTTAATATGCTCCAGATACCTTGCGATATCATCTGCGTCAATTTCGCTTATATCTTCTACATCTATATAATCTAAGAAATGATGAAGTTTTCTGACATAATTTAAACAAGTATTCGGGCTGCGAACAGCCTGAATACTCATATAAAAATCACTCACGCATTGTGGCATATCATTAAGAATTTTCTTAACATTCTTATTTAATTTTAATTCATGCTCCAACCTTCCATTCATAACTTCATTCTCCTCTCTAACATAATTCCAGCTTGTTGATACCATGGCAATATCACACTACAATATTCCTTGACTTTCCATGAATACCACTCTCCAATTCCCATAAACAAAAGTAATCCAATTGCTGAAATAAGTCCTTTGTTCACCACAATACATAATAATAAACATGGCGCTACCCATAACCAATTCGTAGAAAAGTTGCACCATCTTACTAGCCATTTTTCGCTCATACGATCAAAACTCGCAATTTCATCTGGAGTCAAAGAAGTCTGTGGTGGGTTTGCTTTCGCTCTCCTTTTAACAAGTTCTGCTCCTCCGACATTTTTTTCTCCTGGTTTTATATACTTAGTATATTCTTCTGTTATTTTTGATGCTGCTCTTTCTTGTGGTGTCTTTCTTACTTCCGGTATACTCCAAAAAATCATTTCTATTACTTCGATTGGATATTCAGGATATAATATTGCTAAAGAAAATCCATTGTCCATTAAATAATATAGAAAACTTACCATTTTTTCTGATTCTGTAAAATCATCCATTTTATATCTTGGATCATATGGTGCTACAGCTGAAGAATTGTAAATACGTTCCCTATTTTTAAATTCTTCATATCTTTTTTCAATGTCATTAACACAACGCATATAAAATTCTCCAGTAGTAAGCCTTTCTACCTCCACTTTTTCAAATTTTATATTATTTCCATAGACAATGTATTCCTCATCTCTTTCTTCGGGTGTTAAATCATCATAAAATTTCTTTGCTTTCTCAATGAGTTGCTTAGGAGTTAGAGCATATCCCTTATATGCTCTGGCTTCTTCTTTTGTTAACCTCATTTTAAAATCACCTTACCCCTTTCTAAACAAGTATATCTAATATAATAAGTTTTACCATTTTTAGTAACTATTCCCCAATTACGAATTGGAACCCCTGTATCTATCATCTTCTTCAATTTCTCAATTCGCCTTCTGTCAAAACACCATTCAATCATGTAAGAATTAAAGTTCTCAATAAATTCTTCTTTATCAAAAACAAGAACTCCATTTTTTAAATATGATATGGTCTCTTCTTTTGAGTGACCATCCTCCATAATTATTTTAAAGTCAGTTAATGGTTTTTCCTCTATTATTTCACCTTCTAATGTTTTATAAGACTGCTTATATGTATATTCTGTAAATTTTTGTATTTTATTACAAATCGGACAATACAAATCTTTAATATGCCCCTTTTCTCTCTGTTGTCCAATTTTTCTTGGGATAGGGAACTCAAGACCACATTCTGGGCATATAAAATTTGATATAGTGCTTCGTTTCTTTTTAGACATTTTAATACTTCCTCCTTATGCTGCAAATCCAAATTCTGATAAATTAATTGTTTCTTTTCGAGGTAAATAATCTGATCCACATGAATCACAAATTTCTTTGACTTCCTGATCGCTTAATATCTTGATTACTTTCATTTCTCCGGCAATGATCCATTCTCCAGTCATTACAGGAGACGTTTTATACCGGTAAAATCCATGTTTTGGAATATAATCTAAGTCAGCTTTTATATAATTAAATTTTCCAGATTCAGAAATCCCATTTGCTTCTGCTTCTTCACAGTAATCATGATCAATACAATATTCAACCATAGCCCATACAGTATCCGGCCGCATATAAGTAATCTTGCCATTTACCTTTTGCCCTATATGTGAGACATACGGAGCTACATCATTAATATGGAAGCCAGGACGATATCTCAATGGCCCAAGTTTACTTTTTACTTTTCCATTTTCTAATCTTTCTCCTGGTTCTGCACTAATCCATTCTCCAATTGGAATATTCGTATTTGCATTTACATACAGAGGAAATAATTTCCCCGGATATTTTTTAGACACCCTAAAAAGCTTATAACCAATTGCTGTTTTCATTATACCACTCCTCTTTTACGTTTTCAATATTTTATTAATCATGTATAATTAAATTTTATTTCAGTTTTTCATTGATATATTTTATTTTACTTTTTACATAACATTTATGGCATGTAAGGCAACTCTTTGCTCCACAATTAATATTTACATCGCGCGCGTTGATATAATCTTTATCATATACTGTAAAGATCTTATCAATAAAATCATATCCAGGATCTGCTTGATCATTAATACAAGGGCTACTATATATAATCTGTAAGTTACTTGGCTTTTTTTCGCTGGTCTCTAACGCTTCTTCGATAATCCAAGGATTTTTTGTCCATAAAGCAAAGTGTACATGCTTGTTTCTCTTACAAATATTAAAGTAATTAATAACTTGTGTAACATTAATTAAATCACCAAAACTCTCGAATCTAAAAAAGGAAGCATTGATCATTGGAATCTCTGCTTCCTTTAATATTCTGCTAGTTAAAATCTCTGTATTTCGCTCCAGGCATGCATTTAAATTTTTATACCTTTTCATTTGTCTTTGTGCATAACAATGTGAACACACCAGTTCAGAATTGCTTGATCGATTCTTGCAATATTCATTACACAAGCAGCTAGTTGATAAACTCTGCATTCCTTCCATTTTCCCTGAATGATTTACAGTATAATGAACTCCAGTTACCTTTTCAGCCTCTACTACTGTTAAAAATTTTTCTCTTACTGCTTTCATTTCATCAGCTCCTATGTTATTATATTGTTATCGTATTATATTTTTGCAATAAAAAGAGGCAGCTCTTAGCTACCTCTTTTTAGTCCCTCTATAAATCAAAAATCTTATTTCCGTGTAATTTCTCTGCTACATTTCATCAAATACTGATCAAATTCCATACCAGTAAATTCAAAGAACATTTCTTTTACCGCTTGTTTGTCACTACTTTTATGATAAATATTGAATATGTCTTGAGCCATACCAGATATTTCAAAATCCTGCTCGTCCATTATATCTTTTAAAATAGTGTCAGCATCAACAATTTGACCATCCGGAGTGTTTGTATTCAATTCTTCTACATATTTAAGCAATTGTTCCATAACATACACCTCATTCTTTCTTAATCCGAAACAATCTCGATATCATAATAAAAATCTTCCCACTGCCATCCGTATTCATCACAAATAGCATCCATAAGGTCTACTGGTGATTCAAACTCCACATTGTTTGTTTTCTGATAATTTTTAATTACTTCTGTAACATGTTCTTTACTATCGTCAGATATAATAATCATGTTCCATGATTCAAATTCCTCATTAAATTTCCATTTAATACTTAAAGAATACTTGTTCATACTTTTACCTCCTTAAAAGCAATTCAATCTCATAACACTACCCATAGATTTCTACCATAATATTCTTTTCTTATATGATGAATATCATTGTCAATTTTCGATAACTCAATCTTTTCAAAAGTTACATTTTTACAGCCATCCATAGTTCTGTTTCCAAATCTATTTTTAGTACATTCAATTCCATTTGATGATTCCTCAACCATAACAGAAGTCACTTTTCGTAAATGTTTGATTTTTTGTGTTTCTTCATACGTCATATTATTTACATCCTTTACAATGAAAGCAATTTTTTTATCGTGTCATAAATACTACATTTCCGACTAATTTTTCATTTTCCATTTCTTTTATATAATTTTCAATGACGGTAATCTTAACCAAATCATCTAAATTTGTATAAATCACAATCATTGGAATAGGTAATCCTTCGTTATCTCTTACTTTTTCTTCTAAATTTTCCATCACAAACTTACAGAAACTTATAGGATCGCACTCTGTATCATACGTCATATAAGTATCCAGATAACTTGGACAGAAGTCACCATAAGAATAAATAGTAGATTTGTTATATTTTTGAATTGCATAAGCAATTTCAGATTTCTGTTTTTCTCCTGTTACTCTAATCATCTTTTCACATCCAATCAAAAATTTATAATTTACCGTTCATAAAATTCATCATAATAAATGAAAAATTTTCTTCATATTTCTTTTTGCTCACAATACATAAAGTCATCTAATGAATCAATATGTTGTTTATTCATCTATTCCAAACGCATTGTATAAATCCGACTTTAATTCTTCTATAACTTTTGCTTTTTCATCATATTCCTGCTTGTCAAATAATGTATATTTTTTCAGAAACACAATTTCGTCAATTATTTCTTTGATTTCGTTACGATCATACATAAAATTTCTCCTCACAACAAATCATTGACAGTTATTCCAAATTCACACACCTTGCTTTAATTTTTCCATATTAATCTCCCACACCTTCTAATTTTGCTCCGCAATTAGGACAATACTTTTCAACATCTTTAATTAAAACCTGCTCTTTACAACCTGAACATTCCATAAAACTATAAATATCATCATTAACAAACATCCATCTTCCACCATGATTTTCTATAATCATTCTATACCCTGTGTCTTTTACTTTTGCCATTTGTAACACCATCTTTCTCACAAAATGAAAGTCGAAATTTATTTATTTTCTTCGTACCACAAATCAGAAATTGCATGAGTTAATTCTATTTGCAACATCCATGTCGTATTTGCTCCAAAATCACAGCTGTAAATTTCTCTGATTCCACCCAAATCTGTCTCAGGATCAAAAAATCCAGTTTCTTCTACTTTAAGAAATTCACCATACAATTTTACTAATTCTTCTTTTGATTTTGTTTTAAAAATATTAACGTGTCCCATATATCATACCTCCATTTTAATAAATTCAGTCTTTCAATTCCATTATATATACTCCAAAACATCCAGTTTTCCACATCTAATCATCCTCCTCGTTATAATCCCATCCGAATATTTCCGCAACTTCTTCTCTTATATCTTCATCAGCCCTCATAGCACTGCAGCAATTACAAACTCGAATTGTTTTCTGTACTCTTTTCCCTAATATCTTGCCATAATAAGTATATTTTGAATTAGGTGACTTAATTTCACTTGCTCCGCATAACCAACAATGTGTCATATTATCACTCCATTTTTGATACTGAATTACAAATTTTCTGATTAAGTTTCTGATATATTTTCACTGATTCATCCAATGCTTTAATTATAGATGTTTCACATGTTAATTTTTCTGCTTTGTAAGCATTATCAATTAAGCAAATCAATCCATTTGATAAAATACTTATTTCTTCTTGTGTGAGTTCCAATTTAATTTTTTTCGCCTCTGTTCTTTTTACATAAAACTTATGATCAAATCCCCATTGTGAATATAATACTTTTAATGTCTGATCATAAGTTCCACCAATAACACATCCATCTTCGTAACAAAATCCTTTACTATCATCAAAATAAATATATTCATCTTCTTCTAATCCATCAGAAAATAATTTATCTGTATTTCCTAATTGGACAGAATTAAGACCTACTTGTAAAGTAACTTCTCTATATTCATTTGTTGGATAAAATTCCATATATTTCACCTTTCTCAATCTGAAATCATCATTTCATCAAAGTCCTAAAATCATCAATGTGAATGCTATTATCAGCATTATAAATGATAAGCAGAATAGACATCCTCTAGTCATACGCTGTTTTCTTTCATCTTTTGGTAAACAAAGCCCTATATAAAAAATTACAAAACTGATTATCGCACTTGAAATACTTCTCATAATTTCCTCCAATTCTTCTTTTATATTATAATTTGTTAATTTCTTCTGCAATTTTCTTCAATACATTACCGCCTTCTATTTTCTCAATGCTATCTCCATTTTCCCAGATTGTTAAAATTGGGTAATCATTATATTGTGGATCAAAATAAGTTTTGTCACACATTTTCTTTCTTATCATGTTAATATCTTCTGATATGCAAGCAACGCGCCCTGTGTTGTATTCTTCTAATACATATATTTTCATTTAATTTCCACCTCTCAATCACACAGATGATTAATTCTCTCGTTATAACATTCATCTTTGATATGTAATGCATAATATAAACAGGTCTGAATATTTCCTATTTCTTCCATTGTCAAATCATATTTTTTCGCATATTGTTTTTCTTTAGTAAAAATTCCACCACATAAAAATTCTTCATCATTTAATATTGCTTTAATAACAGGCATTAATGTATTCGTCTTCATAATATTTTTCCTCACTTTCTGTCAGTAAATCATCGTTTCATTTACTTTAATATAATTAACTCTGCTTCTTCGACATATTTCTTTGCAGCATTATATCCATTTCTATTAAGTTCACCTTCAATACTAAACCAAAGTGAATCTAAAAAATTTGGAATAGATACAAAATCTTTGTTTGGATATTTTTCTCTATATCGTTTATACGCCGTTTTATATAATTCATCTACTAAATCACGCTTCATTATATTTCCTCCATTTTCAACCTGAAACTTTTGTTTCAAATACAATTCTTTAGCATTTCTATCGCTTCATTTAACGCTGCCTGTTTTTCATTCAATTCTTTTTGTAACCTCTTTATCGTCTCATCTCTGTCCTTCACCATAAGCTTTAACTGTTCTTTTGTAGCATTATGTATATTCAAATGCTCTCCATTTTCATACTGTTTATTTGTCATAATTTTCTACTCCCATATTCTCCGTCAATAAATCAACTTTGTTCCACATTCCGGACAATGTTTAGGCCGTAACTCTTCTTTCTCATCATTTCTAGCTAATGAATAACCACATTCCGGACATAAAATTTCATCATCAGCATCATCTCCCTGGCGTTTTACCTTAATTCCGTCTTTATATTGACACCGCATTTCTGCAAGAATAAGAGCCACTGTCTGAAATAAAATTGCCGACTCATGAATTTTCTTTTCTAATTTCAATAAATTTTTATATGATTCATAACAATCTTTGATTAAATTATTTTCGTTTCTTGCAAATCGTGGAACAAATGTTCCAAAATCATTTTTACTGGCAAAATGTTTTGAAGAAATTGCATCACGATCAATATTTTTATAGATTCCAACATAATCATGAATAAAATCATTATTAGTAGAATCTAACCAAGCCTTTAAATCAATATCAAATACCTGCACTGCATAATTAATATCCATAGAATGACTGAGCCGGGAACTATACATAATTCCCAGCTCCGCTGCTCTATCAATTATTTGATTAATCAAAACTACTCTTGTTTTTGCTTCTTTTGTATCTTTTACGTTTTCCATTCCACTTACCTGCCTTTCGCTTATAATATCTGCTATTACAGCAGATCCACATTTTTATTCCGAATACACCAGCAGATACTTGAGCATACTTAAAACTTCTGGATATAAATGAATGCTCATAATCATAAAACGGTGCTTTTCGAATTTCATCTACGTATCGCTGTTTCATATATTCTATTGCATCACTAATATTTAAACACTCAATCACCTCTGCCCTTTTATTGCTATGTATAATAATTACGCTTATCTTCTTCATGTTATCCTAGCCTCCCAGTATATGCGAACGTTCGTTCTGTTTTTTGATATTATTGTTATACCATACTGAGAGGCTGAGGTCAATATTTAATCGAACATATTTTCGATTTATACAGATTTTTTAGGATACAGCTCTTTCATCCTCTTATTGAAATCAAAATTATTTGCTTCAATAACGCGTTTCATATAAGCGAATAATTTATAGTACAAACCTCTATACTGCTCTACTGCACTTTCTACATCTGCAAGAGAATCATTCAAAGACATCATATTGCCTTTAACACCAGGAACTCTGCATCCATGAAACTTAATTAAATTCATAAGTGTATAATAAGAACCTTCTCCCTTGAATGCATCTTTCCATTCTCTACATTTAGGAGTTTCATTAGGCAGTCTATACATATTGGCACAGAACTTTCTTAATACTCTATATAAATCTTTATATGAAAATGTCATTGAGTGATTTCTGATGTTAATAACTACTCGTTTTACATCTGCAAAGTTGCTTTTCTGTGGATAATATACATATTTGTTAAGATCTTCAACAAATATATTTCTACCAAAAACCTTCTTATAAGGAACACCTTTACATTTATGCATCGGAAGTTTATTAACATAAATCTCAAGTTTATTTATATAATCATTACATGTAGCAGAAACAACATCCGGAATAAAGAATCTTGACCTTTCAGCAAAAGCTTCTGGATCCCTATCCTGTAGTTCAGCTAATACTCGAATTTCTTCTAACATCATTTCAAACTGATACTGATATCCATAGTGATCGTTTAAATATGCGTCATATCCAGATTTACCTGTATAATAACTCTTGTAATTCAGCATTCTAAACATTTGTGCCATAACCCATCTTCTATGAAGACGAGTATTTCTTACATATCCATCTTCATAAATCTGAGATAAGAAAGACTCCTCTTCTGAATTAATTCTTTTCTTCTCCGGATTTACAATGACAGGACTTCCATCTTCGCTGATTGTTACATTAATTGTACTGCCAGGTTTTAAACCTTCCGGTAATGTTACGCTGAAGTATTTTCCTGTTTCAATGTTTGCTGCCTTTAATGCTTCCATTCTGTTCTCTCTTGATTTTTTCATAGTTTTATTCTCCTTTGTATTTGTTTTATTTTCTGTAATTTCTCTCCAACCAAGTACAGCGCTATCTGTATAATTACGCCATTCATAATTGTCATATTTACCTTTGATCATCATGTCTTTTTTGGTAGTTCCATTTTTTAAAAGAATTTCTACTTCCTTATATAATTCTGGGGTATTACCATAATTCCAATTCATAATCTACATTCTCCTTTTAATTTAATTTCAAAATTCTATTTGCTGTAATTAATTACCTCATTATTCTAATTTCAACCCAAGCATCTCTTTCGCTATTTCCTTCACGGCTCTTCTCGCTGTCCAGTCAGTATACTCTTCCGCACAGGCCACGCAGTGGTCATACATAAACCTCACCAGGTCACCGGCATCTTTGATACTATCCTTGATTTCGGCAATCTTTTTTCTTTCTTCTTTTTTTAATTTGTTTTGAAGTTCTTCTCGCGAAGCATACAAATCTTTCAGCAGACAGCTGCTGTCTCCGCCGTCATCCCAATGTATATCTGCGTATGGATACTTCTCCGGGTTTCTGGCAGAAACCTCTGTTTCGCCAAGCGCCGTGATTTTTGCACTATGGATGTCCTCTGCCCACGGTTCGAAAAACCATACTTCCTGCCCAATTTTTGGATTTTTAATCATTTTTCGTTCCTCCTAACATTTGATCCACTTCTTCAGTATAATTAAATCTTTATCCTTTCCCTGATAGAACCAATGACTGCCCATCTGCTCTTCGTCCCAAGTCAAATATCCTGCCAAAGAGGCACAAAGAATGAATGCTTCAAGCGCAGCTCTTGCATAATTTCGGTCTTCACCAGTAACTAACTGTTCATCCGTCATTTCGTCTGGCTTTAATGCACGAAAATATTCTCTTTGTCTGTATTTTTCGCTTCTTTCACTTGGAATGGAATATTTGTATTTGTGATACAGATTTTCAATGATCTCAAAACATATTTCATTACATTTCTTTCTTGATGTATCAGAGTTAATTCCGTCAATCACGATTAAATCGTGACGAATATCATACATAGAAGATTCTATATATTTTTTATCTTCACAAATTAATGTTTTATTCTTTAAATCTGCTTTCCATCTTTTGTTTTCACTGCTAAAATTGGATAAGAAATCTCCATAAATACTCATTCTATCTACTTCCTTTCATTTTATTTTATATTAACTCTGTATTTCTGAGACATTCCTTTAATGGTTTCATATATGAAGGTTATCCGGAGGATATCCAGCTCCGTTAGGGGCTGGATTTCCTCCAGTTCATCACCTTCTTATTAAATATTAAATACCTTGTTAATATTCACTGCCTTGTGGTTTTATATCAATTCAACATTTCTGAGGTATCACTATAATCATTTCATATCTCCAGAGCAAGTCGTGAGGCAATTTATTGCCTCAGGTAGTTGTTTCTGAAATTAAATTAAATGTCTTATTGATACTCGTTACCTTACGATTTTTTTATATTAACTCAACATTTTTAAGACATTTCTATAATTGTTTCATATTATGGAAGCAAGGGAGGTAGCAGCCGGAATGATAAGTCCGGCAGCTTCCTCCAATATTTGCTTCCATGATTAAAATTAAAATGCTTTGTTAATATTTCACTGTCTTGTGATTTTTTTGTATAAGCTCTACATATGTGGCATATTTCTTTAATGGATCAATATTAGGCGGAATGCGATGACGCATTTCTTCAGAGATATCTGACAGAATTGGGTCATCGTCATGTACCGCTTCATTAAATAGAATATATCTTGCTTATACTTGGTATGCTCCTAAATTAATTTATTATGCAAACTCAATACTTACGGTATATTTCTATAATTGTTTCATATAATGCAGGTTACTGGAGATGTAATCTTCAGGAAGTGCTGGGGATACCCAGAGGTTCCTGAAGAAGACATCTATCTTAGCCTGCATAATTAAATCTTAAATATCTTATTTGCATTCCGTTATACTCCGGACTGAATATACTCAATTAATCTGGCACATTTCTTTAACAGAGTCATATTGAGCTGCGATTCTCCTGGTGGAGGATCTTAAAGCCGGTTCGGTAGACCGGATTTCAGATCCGTAACCAGGAATAATGGCAGCACCATTGAATTGAATTAATCTTGTATATTCCGAGTGTGTTCTCGTTTAATTAAATTACTTATTCAATTACTTTCCAACTTCGTAGAAGTGACTCTAATGAATCTGAAATAGAATCATAATCAGTGCCATAAATATTAGCATTCATGCTACCATCTAATTCCATTTCATAGCTTTTTTTAGGAGGCTCCAAAGTCACACCCTTTTTATCTAAAAAATCTTCAAAGATATCAATAATACCTCCAATAAGTTCTGTTTTGTCATTCTGGCCAGTCATGTTTTTTGTATCTCGTATTACGAGTTCTGTTTCAATTGGCATCACAGCATCGTCTGATAATGTTGCAAATTTGCATGTATTAAGATTGTATGCATTATTATCCTCACCAGAAGTATCTAACTTTAAATAAATATCTCCTGAATATTCGAACACATTTCCGCACACTAAATCTTTAAATGTATATTCTTTTTTCTCAGTTCTTTTATCTATAATTTTCATATTATTAATCCCTTTCCTAATAAACTATTTCCATTACATCAGGATAATCTTCTCTATAATCTTCATCATTTCTTGGTTGCCATACAACCAGATCATCCAGATCATATTCATCAGTACCGAAATCATTATACATTCGCCAAACCTTATGTTCGGCTTCTGTATCCGTATTAGCTATAACAAAACCAACTGTCTTCAGACCGTTGAATCCATCAAACCCATACAACCAAATATTATCCGGCATACCTTTATCCCTCCCTAATCATCGAAAATAATTGTATCATCTGTGTTTCCCCAATATGGTTCTTTTTGAAAAAGCTGAATTAATGTTGAGAAATCTGCAGGTTCAATTATGTATAATGATTTTAATGTTAAATCAACATCTTCTATTTCACCAACGGTTTCATTAGCCTTCACAGCAGATTTCAAAGCTTCTTCTTCTGATGATTGATTAACAAGAAATTTTGTTCCGCATGGCAAAAATGTTATTAAGTACATTCTTTATCCCTCCAATTCTTCAACCAAACTCCAATAACTTTCGTTTTCATCAAGCCCATCTTTTTTATTCTCTTCGACAATTTCATCGGCCTTCTGTTCTGTTGTACAAATAGCTATTGTTTCTGTTACATTAAATCTAAATTCATCGTCATATTCATGAACTACTCTGTAAACTTTTTCGCCTGCTAAAAATCCTGGAATCTTTGTTACAAATCCGGACCATTCATGCACATCATTCCCAGATTCATCTGCTGAAAATATATCAAGCTGTCCTTCAATACTTAAAACCACACACATTCCATTATATTTTTTCAAATAATCAATGCAGAATTCCACTCCGTAGAACTGTAATGTCCCGGCATCTAACTCATCCCAGCTTTCCCATTTAAAGAGATCTTTTCCGCAAAATGTTTGAATGTTATTTTCTTCCACCTTCATGTTTTTTATCCTCCTCCATTAATACAAGGTTAACTGCTTTTTCAAATTTCGCACGTAACTCTGGATTGCTATCAACGACCTTTTTTCTACTATACCCAGCACTTCCATGTTTAGAAACATATCTCTTTTTCAGATTTGCCCAATTAATATTAGGATCTGTTTTTCTAAGCATTGCGTATACTTTTCGATAACTTATAGTGTAATTTGCGCTTTCATCATTTATCTTTTTTATTAGAGGTTGCATAATTAAATCTATTTTGCATGTATTTTTATACTTTTCAGCCATATCTGCCAGAGTACAATCGAAAATTGAACGCAATTGTTCATCTTCATAAATAACATCAAATGTAGAAACTTTAGAAATATTGGAATGTCTTCTTCTGTACTCTCTCTTCTCCTGGTCCCATACAATTCCATATGTTTTATTTATATAATCATATAAATATTTTAAAACACTATTTCGATCAGTAAATTTAGAACTTTCTGAAAGCTTATCAACAAATTCATTCGTTCTTTTCTTCCAATCGTAATATTCCTGTTCTGTTGGTGATACAACTTTCTTTTTATCCTCTTTTTTAACAGGTATTGCATTGTTTAATTTAACCGGATCAGCATTCTTATTCATCATTGCTGTTGCAAACTTTCCAATTTCAGTATATAATTTATCGATCTTGTTATTAATTTCATCGAGTCGATTTGAATAATCCGGAATTGTAGGCATCTGAATATCCGGAAATTGCAGCTGAATCATATTCCCTTGTGGTTTATATACTGGAACAATTTCTTCTGTCGTTTTCTTGTCTCCTAAGAATGCAGCTGCAAGGACATCTTTTGCCTTTAACTGATAATCGATTAGTTTATTTACTAATACAGGATTTTCTCTCTGCATTGTTGGTGTAATAGCAATTTTTGCTAGCCATAAAGGGACATAGTCAAGATCAAGACAAAGAACCTTTGTATTTGAATTCCCAGATCCCAAGGAGTGAAATTTTACTCCTTGGGATATAACAACATCTTTTTGTATTTTCTTCCGTTCATTATCGATCTTATCTTCTCCAAAACCAATACCCTGACACATCCAACGAACACCAACCCAAACCTTTCCGTCCGGATCCTGTGCTGCTCTTAACATATCTCCATGAAATTCCACATCTTTTACTATTAATTCGCTATTCATATTCGCTTTCCTCGCTTTTATCTATTTGATTAATCCCAACCTATAATTGTTCTACCGTATTCATCAGCAGCTGCAAAATCCCATTCAATATCGCCATGCTCCATCTCCTCATCACTAAATTCACTTTCGAAAGGATTTTCTCCTCGTCTGAGGAATTCAATTTCTTCTTCTGTGGCCTCAATCTCTTTGCATACTCTAAGTCGTTTTTCTACTGTAACTTCAATTAATTTTTTCTCTGGCTCTGGCATAATCTCACATCCTCTCTTTTATATTCGACGATCTTTTACTTCGCTTACCGGAAACAAAAGTAATTCTGTAATTCCATTTACTAATTCCTCTAATGAATTAGCCCATCTATTATGATAACCATGAGTATCTTTCATATCGTCAGCATACCTGTACATATATTTTCTAGGTTGACCGTTCCATTTAATTCCTTCTGTATTGACATATACTACTGAATTATTTTCTGGATTTCTAATCCATCCACTGGTACCACGCTTATTCCCATTTACAGAAATTTGATGCAATGAAAACTCCATACCAGGTTTCTTTTTGTTAATTGCGTTTTTTAATTTTGTCGTTAAAATCAACATAAAATCACCTCATTTTGTTTAATTAAATTTTAATAACTCAACCTTACAACTCTTCCATCACATAATTCCATGAAATATTCATCATCTTCAACTAAGTCTTCTCCAAATTTCTTATAGTCAAAATATTTAGAAGAAATTGAGTCATCATCTTTGACATATCCTAACTGCCAAGCTTCTTCGCGTCCAGCTTCTTCACTATTATCGTATATATAGCTTACAATACTGCGATCTCTAAAATCTTCTGCGTATTCATTAAATATCTCTTCAATATTACGATCTGATAAATTGTATTCTTCTTTTAAATATTCCATTTCGCTTTTTTGAATATCTTCAAAGAAAGCAAACGCTTCATCAGACTTTAATTTATCATAGATATGTTTAATAGAATCAATAAGTTTGATTCCCGCTCTGTATCGACTATCACCTTTCGTGATTCCATACCCAAGTGCTTTGATAAATATGTTAAATGTAAGAATCTCTTCATATTCATCTTTTGTAAGGATCGTTTCAATTTCTTCGTATACAGGAAATTCACTGCCAGAATAGCAGCTGCCACATACATCAATTGAACTGAAATAGTGATTGCATTCAAATTTTGGACCGGCTGCATCAATATATGCACAGCAATCACGATCATCAGAATCTTTAATTCTATATAAAAATAAATGTTCACTCATATAATCACCTCATTTAATGCTTCCAGAAGAAAGAATCATTGCAAGTCGTTTTTTCGCTTCTTCTTCAGTTCCTCTCATAATTCCTAATGTCATATGGCACTCTTCATTTTCCCTAGATGTTAAACATAATTTCCATCGACATGTACCATCTTGAAAATACTTAATTGCTAAAATATACGCATAAAACAGCTTAGGATTTATTACCGCTGGATAAAACGAATAATATGCAGTTCCGGGATTCTCACCTCTTGGTATATCTTCCAACAATGTTTTCTTTTCTTCAAAATACTGGTTCATGTCTGAATCCATTGTCGTAGCGAAATCTGCAATGTCTTCCGCTTCTCTTACTTCAATTTTCGGTACAATATACATACTCACATCTCCCTTACAATTGTATCGTATACCGGTCTGCAGATATTCAAAGCTTTCTGCATACACCGAATGCTATAGTATCCTTCAATTTCTTTTTCTGTGTTCTTTCTATTGGCAGATACATTTTTTCCGGTTCCTCTAAGAATCGTGCAATCTTTTCGATTAGTTACAGTCCCTAATCCACCAATATTTCTTTTACCTGTCTGGCAGGCTCGGATACAATCCATAACAAATTCATTCAATGTATCAATATCTTTCTCCACATTGATAATCGGAAGCACCTGCGTTGCCCAAGAATAAGTTCCATCTCCTTTGTATAGATATCGGTTAATAGATTTCAAAGCAATTTTACCGCCGATATGATAATTTAAGTTACCAATGCTTCGTTTTCCAATTTCTTTCTGAAATTGCTTTACACGATTTGGTGATAATGTAATTTGACTTCCCTTTATCATAAATCCCAGGAACTTAAACCATTTATCACCTGTAAGGTATTCTACTTTCTTTGGATTCAATTTCATCGACATCTTATTTAATTCTTCTTCAAGAATACTCATGGCATTTTCATATTGAGTTCCAATGTATAAAATATCGTCCGAATATCTTACATACATACTAGCCATGTTAATGTGTGACTTTTCATAAAGCTTAAGATCAACATGATGCAACATTACATCGGCTAAAAATGAAGCTACCGCACATCCTTGCTTTAAGCTCTGGTAATGTTTAATTAAATTTCCATCTGGATCAAAACAAAGGTCTGTATGATAATATTTTCGTAAAATTGTAATTACCTTTGATTTTCCAGTTCTCCTTTCCACACAATCAAATGCGTCATCGATAAATTCAATCGGAACAGAATCAAAGTACTTACTTAAATCTGCTTTGAATCCTAAAATATCATTTAAATGCTGATGTAAATCTGGTTGAAGTTTACGAGATATCTCCTGTACGACTTTGCCGCAGCCGATTCCCTTCTGATAACTTTTGCAAGCTGGATGAATCATATCTGAACACAATTCAAATAGCAAATCATTTACGATAGATAAGAAGATTCTGTCGATATTTTCATTTACATATACTGTTCGAAACTCTCCATTGTCCTTTGGAATTAATGCCTGGTGTGGCGGAGCGATTTCATAATTATCTTCCAGAATTGCCATTGCCAATCTTATTCTTGTCTCTGGACCACAAAGTTGACGCAGCTCTCCTTTATCAATTCCCTTGAAAAACCCTTTATTAATTGCTGCTTCCCATCTTTCTGCTTCAAACACTTTCTCTAGCAAAATATCCTTCATCTCATCACCTCATTTCTCTTGAATACATTTTCCATCCTTAATAACTAACACATCTACTCCATCATCACAATTAATGAAAAGGTCTGATCCATCTTCTAACACTGGTGCAAGTTCTTCAAACATTTCCATCATGACAGATTCCCATCCATAAGTGGCGTCAAATCCATTAGAGTAAGTAGTCCAACCATCATCATCGTTAGCAACATCGAACATTTTTCCGATACCAATAAACACAGCAATTAGATCATCAATATCGTTAATGTCTAAGTTCTCTGATTTTCTATATGTATCCAGTCCATAATCAGTATGCTCTTCTTTTCCTCTGCTGATTTTTGCTTGCAGTATTTTAATTGCTTTGTTCTTATCTTTGAATTTCATCTGTGAATATATAGAATATACTGATCCCATAATTTAACTCCTTTCAACAAAAGCTCCATTTAGCAACTTCAACAACATAATCTGAACCAGCATCATCCTCAAGTTCAAGTTCCAACGTCCCTTCATTAAGAATATCCTGAAATCCATCATCGCTTGAGAGATAAGCGGTATTATCAAATAATAAAATATCGTTAATCATATGTAGATAACACATATCCCAAGTCATTGATAAATACCCGGTTACTGTACTAATAGTGTATTCAGTACAATCCCTATCAATCGTATACACATCTCCAGATGGTAATGTTACTTTCGCTGTATTTACCATTACGTCATCTCTATTTGTTTTACCTTCAATAATCAGTCTCATCTATGTCATCCGCCTTTCCCCAAACTACTATCGCAGTATTATAACTATCCATAAAACCTCCATACTTACTGGTATCAAAGCACCAATCATAATCACATCCATTTTCAATGGCTCTTCTAATATCTCTAGCAATTTCATCTACAATGTCGTCATTATCCGCAGCCTTTTCATATTCAGGTTTGTCATTTTCCTTACTTAATTTTAATAATGTCTGTTTAACTTCTTCTTTGTAAGTCCCCAACTGTTGTTTTCTTGTTTCCGCATCCCAGGCAACCCAAGCTGCCATAATTTCATTCACTGTGAGCTGAATCTGCTTTCCATTTCTGGTAATATACACGTTTTGCATAATTATGCATCCTCGCTTTCTTCAACTAATTCAATAGAATACGGAATATCAAGTTCTGGAAATGCCTCTGCTAATCTACAACCAATAATATCAAGCATTACACTATAAGCTTCGTCAGCAGAATTTTCGGTCACACGCATTTTCCCAAGACACGGACCATCTATTCCGTCTGGTCCCATAAACACTTTGAATTCATATTCTTTTGCGTCATCCGACAGTTCCTTCACATCTTCTGGGGTAAATCTAAGATATGTTCTTGGATGAACATATGTAATTTCATCGGAACACTTTTTATACTTATATTTATAAACAGTAAGGCTGTCACCCATTCTCAAATTGATTGCTGGAAAATCTCTAAGTAATCGAATCTTACATTTTCCATTAAATTTCATTCTTCTACCTCTCCAAACAACGCTTCATATTCATCACATTCCAGATGATCCATAGCCCAGTTCTTTGCCCCTTCTTCAGTCAAAGGAATAATTCGAGATCCACCAGTGCTTCCGCCACATACACTTCTTGCATATTCAGTTAAAGCACCACCTTCTCCGTACAGGAAATATTCTCCTGTTTTCTTAAGATATAAGGTTTCCTCGCAATGATTGAAGTCAGAACATGGATATCCATTGCTCCAATAACCAATTTCTTTTGCTGTTTCCGTATCGTATTTTCTTCCGTTAATGATTTTTTTCATGTTTTAGTCCTCCTTTTTAACAAAAAATCTCTTGTATCGCAGTCCAATTTGAAATCTGCAAGTAAAGCAATCAGAGTGCAAGGTCTTCCTTGTACCAGTATTTGTCGCCGCAAGAAACGTTCTCCAAGTACCAGTCTTCCACCACCGCTTCTCCAAAATCAGCATCACCGAACTGCATTTTTTCAAGCCCTTTTTTGTATGCTTCTTCCGGGGTTTCAGCAGAAATTGTGAAATACATTCTTGCATCCCTTAAAGAATAGCAGTTGTAACTTCTCAGTGTTCCATTGCATTCCAAATCTCCAATACTGGAGTCCTTTTCCGGAATATCAGCATACACTACAAAAGCAACTTCGTATTTTTTAGGCATCATCTACAATCCCCTCCTCTACTGCCTCAATGTATGCATCATCCATCAGGCGCGTCACCTGGCAGCATGAGCATTCATCGTTTTCGCAATATTCACAAAGTGCTTTTCCTGCTATACTAAGTTTTTCGTAGAGTTCTTTTGTCATCTTTGCCATATTTTTTACTCCTTTCTTGGGTTAGAATCATACAATTTTTCAACATAAAAAATCCCTTTCTTGATCTTAAAATCATCATTTCATGCCAATTCTAACCAATATGAGTTTTTTAATCCTCTTGCTGTTTTTATCGTCCCATTACAGATTTTAAATTTTACACCTAATAACATTGCTGTATTTCCATTTATCTCATATCCTTTACTCTTTAAGTGATGTAAAAATTTATTCATCTTTATTCTCCTTATATTTTCTTAAAATAGTTTCAATTTTATCCGCAAATTTAGATGTTGTAAGTGTCGGTGTACCATTTAATGCGTTCATAACTATCTGAATTTCTTTTTCTGTTAACATGATTACCTCAATTTTCAGCATAAAACTCTTGTTTCATTTGCATTATATTGCTTCTAAAAATTCATCTTAAATTAATCATCACTCAACCACCTCATATCCTTTCAATTCCAACAACCCTATCAATCCTTTCAATTTTACAAACGCCGGAGTGTATTCTTTTGTCCGATCACAATAACCAAACCATTTACCATTTGTATCTTGCTGAATACGGTAAATATTTCCATTAGTTTTATTTACTGCTTCCATTGCATTACTCCCTTCCGTGATACCGAGGTATCAAACCTCAGCATCACAAATTGCGTAAGCCTTATCGATAAGTTCATCTCCGTCTACTACTTTCATGAACATGTTTTCCTGATAGTATTCGCTTCCTCTGGACGGTTTTCTATGTGTAGAAAAGTCAGAAACAGCATTCACAAATCTATAAGCAGATGGCTCAAGCACCTGCAGATCCGGAGCATTAAGATATCTCATCATAAGTTCGTTTCGCATTTCCTGAATGTTTGCTACCTTACGATCCCCATCTTTTTCGTTGATAGGAAGTAACATCTTAACAAACTTATGTACCTTATCAACATCAAGCTTTTTCATCTTCATCTTTCCGAATTCTATTTCTAAAGCTTCAAGATAATGTTCAGTGTTCATGAGCGTATATTTTGCCTCTACAAGTTTCTCATCAATGCGTCCGGTATGTTTGCATACCCACTGTCTTTCAGCCTCTTTAAGGGCCAGATTAAGCGTATTCTGACACCATACACGTACCGGTGTGATAGCTACTCTGACTGATCCTTTTCCATCATGACTGTTCGTAAACACCAAGAACGGATCAATCTTTTCATCAGTAATCATTCTGCCTTCCAGTCTTGCAAGCATCCACACTTTCTTACCGCTCTGAAGAGCACCTGCAGTTTCATATCGTACACCTTCTCCAAGAAGTGCATCCGTAAATGAAAATGCCTCTTCATTCTGCACAATTTTGTAACGCTCAGTAACAATACCTAACGTTTTATTATCAATATCTCTTACATTTGCCTTATAACCAGGAATCTTTAATCCTGTGGCCTCAGAAACAATATCTGTTGGAACTACATTCCAGTCCAGACCTGCTAATCTGATTGCATCTCTTGATGTGACTGCTCCGGCAATTCTCTTGCCAAGTCCGTCCCATGGAGTTCTTCTTGCATCAAACATCGTTTCTACATGTGTAAGGTTATTTGTTCTTCTTTCGATTGTATTGTCCATCATAATATACATCTCCTTTTGTTTAATTAAATTTTTATTCTGTTTTATTTATTTACTTTACTCACCGGCTACTCTTTTAGTAATATCAAAATCTCTTCCGTCCTTCTTACCGGCTTCATAATCTGATTTTGATACTTTTGCAGCTTGCTTAGACTGAAATGTAGTTGTCCTTGCTCCAAGCTCAGACATTCTTTGTTTTACTTCTGGAGGCGTAGATAACACTAAGCCCCAATTTGCCTCTGACTGTGCAGCTGCTCTTTTTTGTTCTTCAAACGCTTCATCAAGTCCTTTAATGAAACCATAAGCATATCCATTGCACATGGATGTAATCAGTTCGTTTGTATAATTAAATAGCTTACCTTTTTGTTTTCTCTTTTTAATTTCTGATTGAATACAATCAGTTGCATATTTAAATGCAATCATACAAATTTCAACGTCTTCATTTAACCCACAAAAATATAATTTATACGTTTGTTTACCTTTTTCTCTACGAGAAAAACTTTCACAGCAGTAATTCTTACTAATAACTTTAGACAATCTCAGCACCCAGGGATCTCTTCTAGTCGAATAAGTAATTCCAGCTGAATGTTCATTTGCCTTTCTTTTTTCTTTATCTTCGACTTCTGCCATAGAGATTTTATGTTCTGCCATAAGCTGCTGTGCCTTTGCAAGAGCTGACTGAGCCTCATGTTCATTCGGACTCTTACTTAATGCTAAAAGTTTCTTAATTTTCTCTTTGTAATCTGCCATTTTACACTTCTCCTCTCTCGTTCAGATACAGAATTTTCTGTAACTCTTCATGCGTAATTCCATACTGTTGTTCCAGAAGCTCTTTCCAGTCTTCAAAAGTATCAACTCGTGGATCCTTGCAGTATTTATATCCGGCGTTGATTACATCTTCTGCGATTTTCTTGAGACGTTTCGGTTCAATTCCCTCAGTCCAAAGTGGGCACTCAAGCTTTACATATGTAAGGATTTCGATTGGCTGTGCAATATTGCTGATCATTAAGGCTGCATTTGCAACCTTTTTATTTACATTCTCTTCCGGCTCAGTATTGTATTTATTGCATAAGGAGATAACATCTCTCTTATTACTCCATCCGATCTGCATTAAGAATGTGACGGCAGTATTAAATTCCAAGTCTCCCGTAATCATCCTCACTTCATCAAGTTTCTGTTTTACTTCCTTATAATTATTTAATGCTGACATTTTATTTCCTCACTTTTCTTTATTTTCTTCTCGCTTCACAGATTGACAAAGCATCTTCATATGTTTTGATATCATAATGACCACCATCCAGTGACTGTGTGGATTCGTTCCAAGTAGTCCACACAACCCATGGTCCACATCCTAACTGGACATTAGTTTCCGGATAATCTTTTTCTTTTGCAATAACCATATACAGGTATGAATCGCCTGGATGACTATAGCTGATTATATCCTGCAGATCATATCTGTCATGTAAACGTTCTTTGAAATATTTCTTTACATTGTCCCAAACGGACATAGGTACCGTTGATCCCATAGTATGTTTCTCTCCTTATTAATGAAAACTTATTTTCTTTAGTTAATAGACTTTTTCTCTAAAAAATATCCAACCGTTTTGTCTTTTGGCTTTCCCCAAATAGATTCGTACAGATACTCTACCGTACTAGGTGCAATTCCATGACAGTTACATAAATTTTTAAATATTTCGTGTTTAGGGCTGGCGTCAATATCTTTGATTACTTCTTCTAACGAAGTCTCAACATGGCTGAGGCTGCAACTATACATCGGAAGTGGCTCATACATACTCTTTAATTCTTTATAAACTTCATCACTATACTTATGAGCATTATTATTTGATTCCTCTGATTCAGCTTCTTTATTTTCAAGTTTATCTACCTTGAATTGAATAATATTGTTCATATGCCACTGATAATCATCATCAATACATGAATCAAATGAATTAACTTCGAATATATCATCATTAGTTATATCAATGTCATAATCATTAGCCATTTTAGCTGTAGAATCTAACATATGATTTTTACATTCTTCCAAAGTGCCAATCTTCTCTACATAGAATCCAACACCATCGTAAGCATGATGATAGATGCAAAGGTAATCTCCATCTTTTATTTCAATTTCATGAATAGTATTAACATAAAATTCTCCATCTCCGTATGAATAATCAATTCGCATGATCTGATCATCAGATCCGTCTACGTTTCTATAATCAAGGTTACTTGTTACTTCTTCCATGCTTTCCTCTGTGATACTGACTAAACTATCTATGATCCATTTATGAGCTTCAAATGCAGTTTTGAAGAAGTAAAAATCTGGATCTCTATAATGCTTATCATCCAATACACATACTAAATATACTTTCATAAATCTCCTCCTACCATTCAGACATAGCTTCCATTTCCTCTACATCATCCGATGTTAACTGAAAGCTGCCATCAACATAAATACCATCTTTAGGAAGTTTGATATAATCCGATTCATTCTCAAACTTTTTCATTGCCTCTTCCATATTGTCAGCTTCGATATCAATGTACCCGCACATTTCCCAGGTTACTGCTACTTTCCATGTTTTCATATTTATTTACCTCCATTTAATTTCGCTTTGTATAATGTTCCATTAAAAACTCTGCATAAGCAGTTACCTTATCCTTATCACCACAATAGAATCCGGTAGTAAACTTCTCAATAAGCTTATCTCTAATATCCTCGTGAGTCTCCCAACTATCATCTAAATACTCACGATAATCACGATCCATAACCTCTAACATAGATTTATCATCTATTCTCGCTTCGAATTTTATATTGCGAATATCTTCCGGCAGATCATCCGGCAAGCGTAAGCGCGCAGCGTCAGCGGAGTTAGGAGCGGAAGCGACGACATCTGGAGCGCCAGCGACCTCTACGAGCGATCCGGCTACCAGACCATCCAAGCGGTCACGCTGGTGGTCACGGTACCGGTCGGTACTATTATTATTATTATTATAATTATTATTAGTATTATAATTAGTACCAGTACCGGAACCAGATGGCCATATCACCTGCCCCGTAGGATCATATTCAATTTCATTTATGAGCAAGTTAAAGTCAACAAAATCTGCATACCCGCCATCTCTGTATTTTGTAAGCACTTTATTGACTTTGCCTTTGCTCGTCTTCAGCTCTTGCGCAATCTGATTCTGAGAATATTCTGGATGATCACGCTTCAATTCCAAGATGGATAAAGTGACGGTCATGTTCTCACCAAATGCTCGTGACCGCTTCTCTTGGGACGAGTCGATCGTCTCAAGTAAGGTATCTCCTATATATAATAGAAGTTCTTTATCTATAGGTTTAGCATACAAGCCATAATCTATGACCGCCTCATAATATTCCAGAGCTTTCTCCGGCCCAAGAATTTCTTTTATTCTTTCGCCCTGTTTCCTATACGAAGCAAAGAAGGTAAAGCATTTCCCTCGGTCAAATTCTTTTTCGCTCATGATTTTTCCTCCGATTTGCTTTCATTAGTTATCTCTTTTGTTGTCTTTATTCTGGATGTGTGTATCAAGAGCTGTGCATAACTCCGGTGTTGCTTCAAATATATAAACATCCAGATTTGGACGTCTTCTATTTGGCGTGATGCCAAGAATTTTAAATCCCTCTTTCCTCAACAGCCATGCGATTCTCTGGCTGCGGACTGCTTTTGTCTTCATTATATTTTTCTCCTTGTATATAGTTAATTTAACTTGTTATAATCAATATATCATTCTTCTCTCGTATTGTAAAGTTAATTATTGCAGTTATGCATTCTTGATAATGCCGCGTCAACACAATTTTTTCCATTCAGAATGTATTCAAGTAAATCCCAGCCAGTGTTTCCCAATTGGTTCCATGCCTGGTCAAGACCGTGACCGCGTGTACTGTCCATCGGATACAGAACTGTTGTAATTATGTTTAGCATTTCGTTAGCTTTAGACCAGTCTGTAATATGATAAAAGTAATCATACCATTTATTACCGTTCTCATCCGGCGAAACATCATCATCTGAATAATCTAAATATTCTTCTCCTATATACGGAAGAATACCTGAATCTGCTGCATCTTCGAAGAACCAGTCTTTATTATTATCTTCTGAAAGACCTTTTAATGATTCTGATTCCCAGTATTTATGTAATGGACACATATATAAGCGGAAACAAATTGTCTTCTGATCTGATCCAAACGCCTGCAGATCCATTGCTTTAATAATATAGCGATATTCGAAAGCCGGCATATCTTCATCTGCTTCTGCCTGATAGATTTCTTTTGACAGTAATGTTAACTGGCCTCCGTCGCTATATTCTTCATCGAATTTCTCTTTCCACGGGATGATTTGATCCGGATTGCCTGGTCTCCATCCTGCGAATGACAGTGTTTCATTCATCTTCACCCACCTCTTCCTCAATGACCGTGAACGGATGACCGATAATTTTTTCAATTTCTTTTACAGTCATTGTAGTTGGTTCTTCCCAATCAGGATCCATGTATGTTGGGGCATTGTTTTTTGTATAGAATTCATCAATTAAAGCACATTGCCTTTCAAAATTTGATTTCCATACTTTGATAATGTCAATGTTGCGATCATTATTATGTCTGTTTGACTCATAATTACTTAAATATTCTTCACAAGATACACATGTAGTATTGTTAGTATAAATGGCAAGATGGTTATTAGAATTCTTATTTCCTAACACAATCCCAATTTTTCCATTTCTTAACTTTACAATATCTGTAGCTGCCAGCTCCGGCATTTTATTACTTGTTATCATACTCATGCGATCTCCCTCTTTTCTCTTCTTCCTGTGAACAGGTTGATTAATTTAATTTTTTCGGTTCTACGTCGTTCACGCTCTCTTTCTTCTTCCTGGCGTTTGCAGTCGGCCATGATTTTGTCAAATTCGGTTTCTTCATAGGACTCAGACACGACGATATCAACTAGGATACCGTTATGCGCTACGATTGTTTCTATATGAAACTTTGCATATTCTTTTGTTTTTACTGCATTTTTAATTTTTTCCATTACAGTTCACCTCTCTCTTTCATTTTTGTTTTCAACTGTTCCACATAATCTCTGGCTTCTACCAGTGTGCATTTATTAGATTCCGTATTGTGCATGTGATAGTATAATTTAATTGCCTTTACTTTCTCCTCATGCTTCAGAAAGTTCTTGACTGTTATTTCTGTTGGGGACATTTCTCTTACGATATTCCCAAAAAATGTACGAATATAGAACTCAAGATCCGGATCCCATTCGTTAATTTTCTCATCTCCGGTCATGAGATAAATTGCATTAATCAGGTCGGTTACTGGGACGATACTTCCATTCTTATGAAGAAAATATCTTCCCTTCATTGGAATTGTAATTGTTGTTGCTTTTGCTTCTGCTTTATTCATTTGCTTTCTCTCCTATTCTTATGCTCAATAGCATAATTCAGCTACGATTTAGAAGGAGAGCGGCTCTAAATTTCACGCCGCATATGCCGAAGCTGAATTATGATATCGAACGTTCGTTTGTCTTTGAGCAGAGTATAGCACTTACGGTACTAAAATGCAAGTGCTATATTCTGTATAATTTAATTTGTTTTATTTGTTTTCGGTACCGGTCGCTCCGTAATAGCGCTGACTATTGATTACAGAAGTAACTTTTCTTAAATCACCGCCGGTATATAAAGGTTGAATCCCTAATTTCTTAGCAACTTCTTTTTCCAGATGCATTGTGAGGTATTCCGCTGGTCTTCTGCCATGATATTTCGAAAGTGCATCAGCGAAAAATGTGTTCGGTTTGATTGGCTCAAATATTCCAATAATTGCATTAACAACTCGTGGATCATTATCATGCATGTTCAAAACACTTTTTACTGGGCGAATAACATTTGCTGCATATCCATTTGGCTCTGTATGCCATCCAGCTTTTTCGATAATATCGAAGATATTATTGAGAGTCTCTTCACCATTAGTAAGAGCTGCTGCATCTCTTGCTGCTGCATATCCTGTGAGGACTTTGTAATCAGCTGCTTTTAATGCATCTCGTTTCTCTTTTGGAAGATTCTTCAATTCATGCACACTTAAAAGTAATTTTCTTCCTTTAAGGCAATTGTCAAGAACGCAATATTTTTTGACACCCATAGTGACATTTGCTCTGTGTTTCTGAGCAAGCGATAATTTATCAACATCATCTCCCTGTTCGGAAAATAATGCGGCTTCTTTCATTTTCCTTTCCATAGGATCCACAGGTAATCCTTCTGTAAGTACCGCAATAACATATTTCTCTTCCCGGATGCCTGCCGCCAGCATTCTATGAGATCCATCAATTACTGCGAATGTTGCTGTTTCTGGATGTGGGGATACCAGAATTGGTTCGCATTTATTGAAGTCCCATTTGCGCACTAATGAATATACTTTTTCCATATTGATGCAATATACTCTCTGATAATCTTCATCAATTTCCAGAAGCTCCAATGGAATACAGCAAAATCTTTTGCCTCCGATTCTCTGGCAGTTACTCATTACTGTGTTGTATGCTGTCTGATCTTTGAATACTTCCGGTCTGATTACTTTGCTTTCTTTCTCTGTTTCTCCTGTAAGTAATTTTTCGATTGCTTTGTAGTTTAACATTTTCGTCTACCTCTTTCTTTTATTTAATTTAATTTTTATATTATATTTTAATGTTACATTGTTGACATAAATTTACGCCATGCTTTGTTGTAAAGCATTAACGTACTATCGTTTGGATTCTCTTTTTCTGTTTTGGAAATAATATCATTTCTGACCTTTTTGGGAATACAGAAATCTATCATGATTTCATTTAATTCTTTTTTCCAGTTGACAATTTCTTCTGCTTTTGCAGGTTTACCGACCATGGCTGCCTTCATAAATTGTCCTGTTGTAATCTGTGTGCAATATTTAGAACTCATATTATTCTCCCTTCTTATGCGGCTGATGTAATAAACATTCTCAGCCATTCTCCATCTATTCTTTCCCAGGCTGTGGGATTCAGAGCATATTCTCTTGGTTTGAAGAGTTCTCTGTATCTTTTGTTCATGGCATCAAGGGAATCAAAGAACTCTTCCCTTTTCAAGTTCCCTTTCTGCACACCGGATTTGTAATAGATCCGGAGTTTATAGTTGCGTTCCATATGATTCACCTCGTTTCTATTTACTTACAACAGACAGGATATTTCCCTGTTTGTCAAGTTTTACTGTTACTTCGGATCCGCTCTGGAATCCGGATACATCATATGCTTTTCCATTCTCATCAAGGATATAGTTTCCTGATGCGGAAACAGTTCCTTTGACGGAATGGATTCCGGCATATGTGTCAGAATCAATATGTCCGACAATACTTGCGAACATTAAAAAAGCAGCTATTCCTAAGCTGCCTTTGATAAGTGTTGATCGTTTTTTGCGTACGATCACACGCTGATTGTATTCTGCTCTGGTCATTTTTATCTCCCTTCTGTTTAATTTAATTTTTATACTGTTTGAAATGTTTCAGTCCACCGGCATAGTGTGCCAGCAGCACCTCATCATCATATACAATTGCAGTTTCCTTGCTATCCATGATACAGGATGCAAGGTCATTTATTTCCCAGCAGTCGCTAGAATCTGCGTACCATGAGAATCGGTTTCCATTCGCGCAAGTGATTGTTACTTCATCAACTTCCGATTCTACTTCGTAGTTGATTTCCGTGACAATACCGGTGAGCGGATACAGACCATTTATATTTGAAAGTTCCGGAATTTCATTTTCTTCATGATAGTATCCGGTTCCGTCTGTAAATGTATAGAGTTCACCGGTTTCCGTAGTTTCAATTGATGTGATTTCGGATCCATCAGTAAAGATTTTTTCTGTTTCACTTGCCGGAATCGGCTGGCAAAATGTAAGTGTAATTGTTGCAAGTGTGATAATTGCTGTGAATAATTTTTTCTTCATGATTTTATTCTCCTTTTTATTTCCCTGTACATGGGGGTATCCCGTCCAGAAAAATCGATTCTAAAAAGTTTTCCGTTTTTCAAATCCGCCAGTCAAGGAAAATCATATAGACTGATAGATAATTTAATTCATTTATTAGCCGTAATGATGAGTTTAAACTCATGCAGACTGATTACGCCCTTGAGATACAGGTCGAGTGCATCATCTGCAAGAACTGCAAGGCGCTCATATTCATGAGTTATCATACAGTAATCAATGTAATCACGAGCATCGAGTGCTCGGATTTCAAAGTTCGGATCACCAATGATAATGCAAGCCACATGACGAGCAATATCAATATCTTCAGGTGTATCATTATCAATGAATGTGTGCCAGATGTTGACATACACCCACTGGGATGCTACTTCTGCCGGATATGAATGGCAGAGTTCTTGATACAGTGTGTGTGCACTGTATCCGAAGAAGTTGCGGGATATAAAGTTATTGAACAATCTGATTGTTTCTGATTTCATGTGATTTCCTCCGGTGCTTTTAAGGATAAAGCATAACCTTAAATTATTATTTAAAAATATTGTAGAGGATTGGAATTACTACCATGAGTACTGGTCCTAGTCCCATTGCAATGTCAAACATGACATCGAAAATTGTGTCAATGCGTTCTTTCGTGAAAAATTTCTTCATGGTTTAGTCCTCCTCATCTAAAGTAACTCCGCTTACCCAGAGGTCTGTCCACTCACCGGTCATGAAGTTGATTTCATACCGAGGAGCTAAATCTTCGTAATTATCAGTATCCTGTATGAAGGATACTTCAAAATTAAACTTACCCCAGTTCTTCTCGAACTGTTTGTAGATTGGGATAAGTTCTTTGTTACTTGTAAACAGTACCGGAATAAGTGCATTTTCGTGTGTGTCGAATTCACACTGAGATAATACTGCTGCCAATGCAATTCTGGTACGAATTGACAACGAACCGTGTCTGTTAAGGACGAGATTGCGGAGCTTGCGTACTGTATACTGTGGACGATAGCAGATTGACTCTGCGAATGTCATCTGAACATTAAAGCGTCCAGAGAGTTCATTACCTTCTGTGCGGTCATAAAAGACCATATCGGATTCCATAAGCGCGTTGATGATGTTCTTTGCTTCGTTGATTGCTGAATTAATTTTTGTTGTTGTCATGATAATTCTCCTTCTTTGCCTTTTGGTTTAGGCATAACTTTATATTTTGTTTCCGTTGTTAAAATCTATACTCTTCATGGGCATTATAGAAGAGCATAGAAAAATCCCTTATCAAGGTTCGACCTTGCAATTTCCGATAGGAAAAAGTCTGCTCCTCACAGGAATAAGGGATAGCAAGTTTAATGGTTGATTAGTTACTTATTACTTATGTGCTGTTATGCACACATGTAATCTTTGATGTTACCGCGTTCGTCTGTCTCGCGGTAATGCTGATCATATTCAGACTGGATGAACGCGTCTGGATACGGCAGATTTTGTAATACTGCTGTCGCCTGTTCATGTGTGTAGTTATTAGCATGATGGCGACTGAAATATGTCGCACCTGTACGTGGTGATGTGTATAAGTGACGTAATATTGTACCGGATCTGCCCGCTGGTGTGATGAGACAGATCTGATATTTGGGATGGATTGGTGGATTTGATATTATGCGTGATAACATTTATTTGCCTTTCTGATTTTTGTGTACTAAAAAAGAGAGCTTACGCTCTCCTTTTTAGAAGCTTTATTATTTTGTAAACGCTTTTGCTATGTCACTGGACCATGCATATTCATCTTTAGCAGTCATTGAGATGTAAAATGCCCAAAGAGCTTGTATAAATTTACTCTCATCTTCTGAATATTCTTTGTATTCAGAAGCTATTTGTTCTGGTTTTTTACCCTCACTGCCGACGGAATGCCAAGACCAATAATCATAGGTTGACGGTTGACAGTATTTTTTCACATGTTCATCCATAATATGCAACGCACGCTCGCGGCGTTTGGAATCCCACTCTGAAAAATTATATTGTTTAGTATCAATTATCATATTAGTTCACCTCCACGACATCATCTCCTCTCATTATAGGTGGAATTGTATGATTAATCAATGATTTTACCATTAATTTTTACTACAATTGTAGCACGTTTTTCAACTTTCTCAGGACGGCACTTAATCTGATTGATTTTCATGCCGTCTCTGCGACGTGCTTCATAGGTATCAGTGTATCCTTCAAAAGGTCTGAAAGATATAGATTCAGGACAAATAATATCATTGTTATATGACACTTGTTCTTCATCATGTACTAATTCATCCCACGGAATACGCGCCTGCTGTGGCGTTACATAACTATCATATTCTGGTTTAATACGAACGCCATTACACGGAACCGGACGTAAACCATATTGACGTGAAACCTGTTTATAAGCTCTGTCAATGGCTTTTTCGGCGCGTTTTTCGGTTACTTTTGGGTCTTGAAATGTCTTGATTTTAGGTATTCCGCCTATTTCGTGACAAATATTTGCGACTGCGGTAAATGCCGGATGTTCACGTCCTATGAGCATTTCGCGCCATCTGTTGCTTACCCATGACGGTTTTAAAACATAAATTGGCATAGTATCCTTGCGAATATTTTTAGGTTGAGTACAGATAAAAAAGATATACTCTGTGCCTTTTTCATATGGAATTAAAACACGTCCGTAAATCGCGCCAACTGGCACATTATATCCCTCGAATTTTGTCCCGTATTTTGACGCAATACGAGCATATTGTTTTATACCTTTTTTACCCATTTTATACCTCTTTCCGCCTAATACATTTTGTACTATGATATAGGCATATTATTTTTATTGCACTAAAAAAGAGTCCTTGTTAGGACTCTTTTTCCTCTGTTTTCGGTGTTTCCGGTGTTTCATCTGGTCTATTGACTGCGATTTTTCCACTGTCGAAGATGACCGCAAAAAGGTCTGTTAGTGAAGACAGTACTTTTTGTTTATCATTTTTCACCTGATAGGTGTAGTTATCCCATACGGTTGTATCGCCATCTTTGTGGCTATTTCTAGAAGCTGTACCGCCAAAACTTGCAATGAAGTGACGGACACATTCCTCTGAAATATCAGATTTTTTAACATTAACACCGTAGAACATAATACCGGATTCTGCAAACATTCTATGGAAAATACTTGTAAGCATTTTCTTAAATGCTGTTACCCCTGTACCTTTTTTATAGTATGCTGTAATCAGGGTTGAGAAATCGCACATTTTATCATTGCCATTTTCATCTTTACCGTCAATCAGGCATTTTTCATCAAGTTTAATTGATGAAATACAAGTATGTGCCTGAAGCATCAAGAATGTTCTATCAATTTCTGATAAAGCGTTAAAAGTTTCAATATTAACGCCTTTACCGTTAAGGGCGGCAAGTTCTCGACGCGCGTCAATTAAATTTGTACGCGCGTCGAGAAATTTGTTAATATCAAATTTTTCGTCGTGTACGCTATACAGTTCTTCTCGTGTCACTGTCTCAAAGTCAGCGTCTTTCAACGTTGTTTCTTCGAGGATTTTTGTATATGTATCATAAGTCTTTTTTGCGCTGTCGCGTAAAGACTGATACACCAGAAAACGAACATGATTGTAAACTTCTGTCGCTTTTTCTGGAATAACGTTAACTGCTTTGACCTGAATACGTGTGCTATCGAATGTTTTTGCCATAATTATCTACCTCTTTTATTCTAAGATTTTAGTTGTCAGTTGTTCGCCATGCTTTATTTCAGCTATGGTTACTATACCATGACTAATATGTACTTGTATAAACGTGTTTTACCAACGTTCTACACACTGTTGCGTGTGCTACATCAAGAGACAAAACACGGTGAAAGTTGCACTTGTCGTAAACATGTACAATACTGCCATAGGCAGTAACTCTAAACAAGACGCCTGATTGAAATTGTAACGTTGTTTAGAAACATTCACCTATATGTGAGTTGTGTTCTATGAGCCTGATTGACGAGTTGCAAGTCCGTGTCGACTACTGCCGACTATACCGCCCACCTACGGTACTTTAACGCTTTTCCGCGCCCCCTTGTTAGGGTTATTGCCTACCATGCTTTTCAGCGACTTTCAAAACTTTTTTCTTGCCTATGTTAGCGCAAGCCGTCCGTCCGTCACTTAGATTGAACATACTGCATTCACATAGAAATTTCCATGGGAATGCCTTTTCGACAAATGGTAACATTGATATAGGGTTGCTATTCCCTGTCGCATTTTCATTTCTTGACAGCGACTGTCACGAACCACACTTTAGCCCTGTATGATAAAGGGGGATGGACTGCTGAAAAATCAGCGTCCTAATTGCGATACTACGGAATACTTTGAAAATGCTTTTACTTATGATATGCGCCCCACATGGGCATTGGACATATCACATGTATTTGCATGTTCGCGATATTCAATTGAACCGCTCAAGTGTTTACCGTCCCTTCGGACAACTATATAATACCAAAATCATTTGTCTAAAAATGAAAATGTATAAAAAAAGTTATAGAATATTTATTCATATAAATACATAATTCGTGCATAAAACATGTATATATGCATAAAATTAGCTATATTATGCATAAAATTAGCAGTAATTGGAATTACTCAAAAAGGGGGTACTTTTAACGCCAAAATGGGCTAAAATTACCCAGAAAGACCTAAGCCGGTTAACTTCCACACTGGCTTGAAAAATACGCCCTCTCTTCCTATTAAAATGTAACGCTCACCACATCGCCAAACTCCTATAATCACCGCCCATATTGTTCCACGCTCCCCTAAATCTCACCTCACACTACCCTCTAAACACCATCTACCGTCCATATTCTTAATCAAATAATCTCAAATATTTCAGTTAATTTAACTTCTTTTCTTGACAAATCCATCTTCCTATGCTATTATCTCATTATCAAAACGAGCTAAATTAACTCAGTGTGCAAAGAAAATTTACAAAATTCAAATATCCACAACTTGTTTTGATCATTCAATAACATTAAATAACATTAAATAACACATCAATAACGCGTAAACCTTAGCAATAACAGGAGGACAAACCAAAATGTCACATCAAACAGAATACGATCTCAGAATGAGACGTTACAAATCAATCACAGATACACGTCTAATCCCGCGCACCCCAGTGATCATCCAGATCGATGGTCGTGCATTCCATACCTTTACCAGGGGGTTCGAAAAACCATTTGACCCGGTACTTATGGCTGCTATGCGCTATACTGCAGAATACCTCTGTAGAAATATCCAGGGCTGTGTTCTGGCTTATACTCAATCAGATGAAATTAATCTTCTTCTTATTGATTATGAGAAACTTGAAACTTCACCATGGTTTGATAACCGGGTCCAGAAACTTGCTTCTATAGCAGCATCTATGGCCACTAATTATTTCAATCAAATATTTAAAGAATTAGTAAAAACAATCGGCAGAAAATATCATTCTCCAAACCATCGCTATATTCGTGCATCACTCAAAGGAGCAGAATTTGCTGCATGTGTATTCAATCTCCCACGAGAAGAAGTCACAAACTATTTTAACTGGAGACAGCAGGATGCAATTCGTAATTCTATCCAAATGGTTGGTCAAGCACATTTTTCTCAGACAGAACTAAATGGTAAATGTAATCAAGAGATCATAGAAATGCTTATCCAGCAGAAAGATATTGACTGGAACAAACTTAAAATTTACAAACAGCGCGGTACCTGTATCATCAGATCTGCTCATAGTTCTTTCTTATTAAATGGTAAACAAATTACAACAGATACATGGTTTCATGACTTCGATATTCCACGATTCATAGGTGAAGGTCGCGATTATATAGAAAGATATCTGTATCCGGATGATCCAAATAACACTACTTCTCGAAAGGACGGAAATAATTAAATTATGCAGAGCAAAGAACATAAAGATAAAAAATATGCTTGGCAGTTAGAACGTGACAGCGATTACACTTCTGCTACAGCATTTGACTCTATAGAAGAATGCATTGCAGACGCTCAAGACTATTTTGCAGAAGAAAATGTAAAGATCAAATCAATTACAATTCAGGAACTTAGACCATATGAAATCTCTGTTGATGCAGAAAGAGTTCTTGAGGTTGTCTGGGAGGAAGCAGAGGCAAACGTTGGTGATCTTGTAGATGACTGGTTAGATAGTAGAACAGCTTATACTACCGAACAACTGGCTGATCTTTCCGAACGTTTGACGGGGGTAATTAAAACTTGGCTGGAAGAAACTCATAATGAACCTGATTTCTTCAATATTATAGGAGAAAAAGAAATTTCAATATGTAATATACCACAATAGGGGGATAAATCATGGTAATACTTATATTATGTATTCTTTTATTTGTATTAACCGGTATTGGATGTTGGGCTTTATGTGCTGCATCTGATACTGATGAATATGATGACGATGAAATTAAATATGATCAAAATGATGATAACAAATTTAATTAAACAATAAAGGAGAAAATAAAATGAACACTTATACAACAAACACAAAACCAGAATCCAAATTTGAAGACGTACCAGAAGAAGTTCTCACAGACCCAACAATGAGAACAGCACTTGGAATGGATCCTATCCCAGGGATGAATACACCGGTGGATGACGCAAGTAACATTTGCGGTTTTGTAAATGAACACAGTGGAATGAATCTGAAATCTGTATCTGCAACAGCAACTGATGATACTACTCTTACAGTAATTAATGAGCAGGAAGTATTAGGAAAACATTTTAGAATATTTGGAACAATCGATAATCCACTCTTCCTTGCTAAAGATGTAGCTGAATGGATTGAACATAGTAATCAAAGAATGATGTTGCAAAGCATAGATGATGATGAGAAGGTCAAAGTAAACAATGTTTACTCTGAAAATCGTACAGGTGGCAATGGAACTTGGTTCCTTACTGAAGATGGGCTTTATGAAGTTCTTATGCAGTCCAGAAAACCCATCGCTAAGTCATTCAAGAAAAAAGTCAAAGAAATCTTGAAATCCATTCGTAAGAATGGTGCTTACATCCGTAATCAGGAAAATATGACTCCGGCAGAGATCGTGGCTCGAGGACTGATTGCAGCTCAGAACATTATTAATGAGAAGGAGAAAGAAATTGCTATTCTGAATGGTCGTTGTGGACTCCTGACACAGGCCGTAGATGATAAACAGGACATTATTAATGCTATCTCCAGAAATGTACCGGCTCCAACAAAACGTATGATGCTAAACAGAGTAATGAGACGAAGATCTCCAGAGCTGGCCCAAAGTCGATGGTCTTACTTATACGCAAGATTTGATGAGATTTATCATAAAAATGTTAAGATCCGCATGAAAAATTACAATGCAGAACCAGGACATAGAAAATGCTATTCTATTCTTGATTTTATTGAAAAAGTACTTAATATGCTTGATGAATTATATGACCTGGCAGTAAAACTTTTCGAATCTGATTTTACACAGCTTATGCAGGAAATGCATTTATTACGTATGACTGATGAAGAATATGAAGACGAAGAATATTGGAAACGTGTACTTTAAGATAAGGAGGGAATGGTAAGAGTGCCTGCCGGTGCTCTTACCTATTAAAAATATGAGTTATTTACCAATCATAAGATTTAAAAATAGATGGCAAACATTCGATTTAAATTTACATTATCCATATTCAGTAAATGGGAAAATTATTAAGTATGCTCATTTAGGATATAGAGGTGATGCCTGTTATATTGTTAACAATGAATATAATACATATTATCTTCCTCATAATTACGCTGAAATTATTAATGATGCATTAAAATTACATAGCAATATCTATCATGAATGTGATACAGACTCATGTAGACGTCAAATAATAACAAAACTCGAAAATATTAATAGACGTGAATATGGCCGGAATGATTTTGAATTACTTAATAGTGTGGCGGAACAAAGTAGAAATGGTACTTATTGTCGTGACAGGATTTTATACGACACTACGTGTGATAAAGCATTTGTATATGACTGTGATGGAGCCAGGATTACTACTATTCGTTTGTGTCATCTTGAACCCTCTACTACGCAAAGAGGTCGTAGGTCTGAAGTAATATCTACTTTTGAAGAGGAACTTAATATTAACAATTTTAATAGACTCATAGATAATGTAATGGCATCTTCTAATAGTTGTGAATTTGAGAGAGGATACTTTCGTAGTTTTGTCTCAAGCCGATCCAAAACTTACATTCATCAATTTAATTATGTCCCAAAATACATAAAACATTTTATGCCTGGAGAATCAGAAGACACTACTCTCCTGCTCGGAGCAGAGATTGAAGTAGGTGGAAATAATAATATCTCTTCTGATAATGATAAAAATTCCACAGTAAAAAAATGTATTCAAATTATGAATGGATCTGATAGTGATGAAGAAAATCTTATTTACAGTACACATGATAGCACTGTACAGATTGAATTTGACACTATGCCATGCAGTTTGGAATTTCATAAGAACAAAATGAACTACCGTGAAATGTTCGAATATCTTGATAAAGAAGGATATAAAGGACATGATTGCAAAACTGCAGGCTTACATATTCATGCGAATCGTAATTATTTAGGAAAATCAAGGATATCGCAAGAGTTAGTTATATCTAAGATCCTGTATATTCTTGAGAAATTCAATGATGAAATTTGCGTGATTGCAAGGCGAGACAATGAATACAGTGAGTTTGTCGGTAGTAAAAAAGAAGAAAATTCACTCGTTGAGTTATATGGAAAGTATAAAGATCACGGTAAACGTGCTGCATTGAATTTACAGCATAAGGATACTATTGAATTTCGTATGTTTAAAAGTACTTTAAAATATGAAACATTCATTCTTACTTTAGAATTTGTCAAGGATATTATAGATTATGCTAAATCTGCGAGTATTGAAGAAATTGAACTGATAAAGTGGGCAGATCTCATGAAGTTATTCTCTCCTGCTCTAAGGAATTATTATACGGAACGATACAATAAGCAGTATAAAAAAACAATGAATGAAGATGAAACCTTGCTGAAACGTCAGATCTCAAATATAAAGAAAGCTATATTAAATTGTAAAAATTATATGATGAAAACGAAGTTGCAGCAAGAATATGATGAACTGAGAAGACAATATAATAAAATTCATAAAAAGAACAAACGTAAGAAAGCATATTCTACTGTTACTCATGTAGATTCAAGAATTGACGGGTTTACAAGTGCAGGTGCATATAGCCCGTCTGGAGAACTCATATATAGATTTGATAATATGCGGAATCTTAACCTTACTGCTATTTAAAGGAGGTATACTATTTGTCTGAATTTGGATTAAAAATAAAAAATATAAAAGCCGGGACACTCTTTGGATATAACCAGGGAGTCAGGAACCGGTACGATTATACTGAAGCAATGTTCAGTAATAGTCTATTCAGTGATTATATCATACAGAATGGACTTAATGTTTGGAATGACACCAGTACACGAGACATTATTTGTCTTGATTTTGATTTTGGAAGTCGTAGTTATGAAGAAGAAATGGATCACTTGCTAAAGCAGTTTGGACCATTTGAACATGATAAATCTTTATCTGAGGAATCTAAGAAACGTATTAGAGCAATATTTCGAAATGTGATTGATAATAAAGACAATTATATGAAATGTTCCAAAGATGAAATCCGGGAAATATTCTATGAAAACGGTGTAAATGTTGAATACATTTCTTCATATACAAAGAAAGAAGGTGAAAAAAAGACTGTTATTAATTATAAAATGCTATACCGCAACTCTTCTAAGGCAAAAGTCGGACAGGTGATGTTTATTAACTCAAAGCTTTATAAAAAAGCATATAACTGGTTGACGATGGGTCTTGGAAAGAAAATGCCGATGGAAAATGCTAAGATTGTAGAGATGTCGGCATATGCTCCTCTTACAACCAGTACAATAGTTGGAAAGTTCTATTGTCCTGTAGAAGCCATTCTTATTATTAAAGATACGGATAGTTTCTACAAGACAATAGCCAAGATCGTAAAAGCTGAAGATTATGTAGTTCAGGAAAAAGTTCTGGATGAAACTGCTACAGAAATTGCAAAGCAAAGAGCTATTGCTGAAGGAAAATTTTTAAAAGACGGTGTTACTCCGAAATATACTAAGAGATATAAACGAGTAAATGTTATAAAAAAGAAATGTGTCGTTCATGATGAAGAAACCGAGGTAAAAAATACTCTCTGGGATGGAGAAATGCTGATTGAATCTGATATTTTGCCGGAATGGGTCAATGGTATGGCTCTTTTAAGGCAGCATTTCTTTAAGGCATGCGGAATTCGTACTCATATTCAGTTATTCTTTAAAGATTGGTGTGAAAAAACTGGACATGATTATGAAACTTATGCAGTACAGGATATGTTCGGAATTTGGCATAAGCTCAAGGATATTCGCATGATTACAACTGATAATGCTATTAAATGGAAGAAATTTATGAATTTGATGGGTAATACTCCTGCTGAAGCATATAAGTATTGGTGTGATCGCGTAAATGCCGATGGATCTTACTGGGGGATAGTAAAGACCGATCATCCAAGTAAATTAGGCGGTGTGCAGCAGATGAGTTATCAGATGGTTAATACTCTTCCTTCCTATAATATAGATGTTCCATCTCCTTGCTCTACTGATGATGTGCGTAAACTGGCAAAAACCAGTGTGGATTATGTAGAGGGGATGAAAGATGATAACAATCTTTATGTACAGTATCTTAGGAAGAATGCTACGATAATAAATCATTATGAGATGCTGGCAGATTTATATGATTGGAATGAGGATTTTGGAAATAGTACATGGTTCCGATATGAAAAAAGACAAATCATACGAGCATATGTAAATCGGTTACGAACTGGAAAAATCACTATCGATGGAGATAATCTTACAATATTTGGCAATCCTTATGCTCTCCTGCTTAAGTCGGTTGGAGAAGATCCGGAAACAGATCCTACGATTAATGTAGAGCCAGGAACTATTCAATGTTATACGAAACGTTTTCAAGATGGAGAATATCTTTGTGGTATTAGAAATCCACATAACAGTCCAAATAATATCTGTTACTTACATAACACATATAGCGATGAAATGCAGCGATATTTTGTATTCAGTAATAACATTATGGCAGTAAATTGTATTCATACAGATATTCAGGATCGTGCCAATGGCTGCGACTTTGATTCAGATTTCTTTTTTGTGACAAATAATGAAGTGATGGTTAAAAGTGCTAAGGCCGCATATGAACAGTATCCCACTATTGTTAATAAGCTCAAAGAAAGTGGTCTTACATATAAGAATACAATGAGAGAATACGCTCGTATGGATAACAAATTCGCCAAATCACGTATTGGTATTGGAGAATCCAGTAATCTCGCACAGCTTGCAATGACTTATTATTGGACTAATCCAAGTCGTGAATTATATGACAACTTTGTTATTCTTTCGGTACTGGCTCAGGTTATTATTGACGGATGTAAACGTGAATATGAAGTGGATGCTATAGAAGAAATAAAGCGTATTAAAAAACTTCCTTGTATGCAGCAGTTAGAGGAAGTTGAAGATGAGTTAGGAAACAAGAAACAGGTTCGCAGGGATTTCCCAGAATTCATGAGATATACGCGTAAAATTCAGTACACAAAGAACGGTAAAGAGGTGGAAAGAGAATTGGTTAATCAGCAGAAAGAAAAGTTATCTGGAAGAATTTCTTCCTATTATATATGTCCGATGAATAGTTTACAGATTGTCATGAACGATATTAAACCAGCGTCTCAATCTGATGCTATTCCAGTAAAAGATTTTATTATTCCAATTAAAGGAAAAGCCAATGCTAGACAGATCAATAAAATTACAGAATATGCAAAAGAACTTGAACTTTTAAGTAAAGATAATATGTCTGATGATGAGATTCTTGCATACACTGAAAGGTTTGATCAGATTTTAGCAGAATTACGAAAAATAAAAATAAAAAATCCAAAGACTATGAGCAGATTGATTGAAATTGCTCTTAATACAAGTAATATGGGAAGAAAAAAAGATTATTCACGTTACACAAGAAATCTTCTTAATCTATTATATAGAATGGACAGAGAAACATTCTTGCAAAATTTCTCGAAAAACTGCAGAATGTCTGAAAAAAAATCAGCGTAAAATCTTTTAAAAATAACAAAAATTAAAGGTGACTTAGCGTGTGGTATATGAGGGGAATAACTTTTCGCTTCGTTGCATCTTCAGGCACATATTTTGCGCAGGATATGTGTACATGTATGCAGACAGCTGTTTGAAGAAAAGTGAAACTCTCCGCGCTGTCTCCAATGCGTGTTTAAATATGGAATTCGAATTATTTTTTTATGTATTAGCCTGCCGCGGGCATAGAATACGCGGCTAAAAATCAAATATATTTGACTACAAGGAGAAAGATCATGAGTAATTATAGAATGTCCAAAGGGACAACAGAACACTTTACATCACTTGAAGAAATGAGAACTGCATGGGGAATGAAGCCCGTAACAAAGAAAACTTCTGATAAGAAGAAATTAAAAGAACAGCAGGAAAGATTTCTTAGTAAGCATAAGTGTAAAGCATGTGGCACCCCAATGACATATATACATGGTAATGTTATGGCTTGTAAAAATCCTGAATGTAAAGGGATTGAAATCAAGCGCGAAGATAAAGACGGTAATGAAATGGTATCATATATCAATTCCTTCTGTACTTTAGACGATCTTGGAGCTGAAATTGCATCAAACATTTTCAGCAAATAATTGAAAATTAAATATTGATAATTCAAGGCAGTGTGCTGGTCGGTACACTGCTTTTGCTTTATATAACTATTATTTTTATGAGAAAAAGGAGAACTAACAATGAATAAAGTTGAATTAATTAAGGCTGTTGCAGAAGCAACAAATAATACACAGAAAGATATTAAAGTAATTATGGAAGCTGTGCAGGACGTAACATATGGTGCGCTGGTTAAAGGCGACGAGGTAAAACTGATGGATGGTGTTACTCTTTCTGTTGTACATAAGGACGCACGTATTGCACGTAACCCAAGAACAGGTGAATCTGTTGAGGTCGATGCAAAGAACGCAGTAAAATGCAAATTTGGTAAGGCAATTAAAGACGCTGTTAATGCGTAAATAATACTTTGAGCCTGTAGAAATACAGGCTCTATATTGGCCCATAGCTCAATAGGTAGAGCAGCTGGCTGTTAACCAGCATGTCGTAGGTTCGATTCCTACTGGGTCAGTATTGGAATGTAGGATAGTTTGGCAATCCGCCTGGTTTGGGACCAGGACATCGCACGTTCAAATCGTGTCATTCCAACTGCGGGATAGAGGAGTGGATCCTTGCTAGGTTCATACCCTAGAGACGATGGTTCGAATCCATCTCCCGCTATTTGTCATATACAAATGTATATGACAACCCTTTCTGTTTAATTAATTACATTATGGAGGCTTGGCTCCGATAGTGCGCTGTGAGGCGTATAAAGGCAGACTTACACACTGTCGCTGCGGTATAAGTAATTATACTGCAGTCAATCTAAGCAAAACTGACATGCCAGAGACTCAAAAGGTCTCGTTTCGTATAGGTAAGTGAAAAGATTAAATCCTATGCGGAAATAGTATCATGAAACAGGGAACGATAAGGTGGTCCAAGGGCGACTGCTGAGGAACACTTTCCGGCCGCAAACTGGATAGTTCATGCAAACTGTGAAGATATGATGGTGAATCAGGAGGTTATTCAATCTGAGCATTTATTAAGCAAAGGTGATAGCCATTTGTATAAGTGAATTGGTATGTGCCAAATTAGCTTGTATGGACATTTAGTAGGGATAATAACCGAACGATATGAAGGTGTGATGTATTCTTATCCTCAAAAGGGATCGGAGCGTCTGGTGTAGCACATCTTCAGTAGAGAAGACTTTTCAGATAATAATTACTTATACTGATTATACTTATTGAATTTTCAAAGGTTTAATAGAAACTACAAAGTAGAATATTATATTATACAGCGAAAGTCTACACCTCTGCATAACGAAAGCAGCCTAATACCATAGTATTTTATGCAATATGGTCATTGATGAGTCTCGCAAGACTCTGATATGTTTGTCCGATTCTGCACAGTGTTCTTAGCGGAACTTTGTGGCGCGGCGGCGTCGATGGAATGATGACAACAGAGTAGTTATGCGGCTAAATAGAAATGCCACTCTTAAACAAGGCGGTTGTTGAAGCTTACTATATGTGCGCGAAGCGGCGTATAGTGGATAAGAAAAGAAACCATAATGTTTCGAAAGAGCTTCTATATTTATGTGTAATCTCAGCATAAATGAAAACATTGGAAAATAGTTTAATTGGCAAAACATGATTTCGCGAATCAAATGTAGGTTCAACTCCTGCTTTTCCAGCTTAAATATATGGGAAGTGCCAATACGATGCTGCTTATGAAGAAATGCGCGTGTTTTTGAATAAGCCTGAACGAACACAAGCCGCGGATAATTGTGTTTTAGTAAGTAATAAAATAGAAAGAGGGGCAGCACCTCTGCTTCCTAGATGAATAAGTCCGGTTAGTCTAGCGGTATAGGACACTGCCCTTTCAAGGCGGTAACATGGGTTCAAATCCCGTACCGGACATTTTTTTTGCTACTTTGGCGTAATTGGCAGGCGCAGCAGACTTAAGATCTGCTTCCAATAATGGAGTCTGGGTTCGAGTCCCAGAAGTAGTATTTGAAAGTATTATACTTTCTTTTGATTTGTTTGGTTACGCATTTTGTTTATGAGAAGGATTGTATAGTCCTTCTCTCCCCTCCTATTTTGGCTCTATAGTTAAGCGGTTTATAACACCTGCCTGTCACGCAGGAGTCCGGAGTTCAACTCTCCGTGGAGCAGTCCATTTGCAAAGTAAATTCACTAGGTGTGGAACTGACCTGCTAAGTCATGTGATCCGACAGGATTGAGTTTCGATTACTCTGCTTTGCGTTACAAGATATGTAGATTACAGCCCACCTCCTGTGGGAATTCGTAGGTGAAAATCCTACCATGTAACTCTTGGTTATGTGATTGTAGCATATCATGAATATAAAGATAACCGGATTGATTCCGGTTGAAAGGCAGGATCAATTTCCTGCCTTTTATTTTGCTGCATGTCCGGGTTGGTGAGGAAGCGGTCTTGAAAACCGTTGGTCCGAAAGGGCTTGCAGGTTCGAATCCTGTGTGCAGCGTTGTGACTATGGCAGACTTGGCAATGCAGCGGATTGTGGTTCCGCCTTATATGGGTTCGAATCCCATTAGTCACCTTTATTTGCGCCTTTCGTATAATTGGCAGTACAACCGGCTCCAACCCGGTTAGTCAGAGTTCGAGTCTTTGGGGGCGTGTTAGGTAAGTTCCAGATACCTTGTAGCGAAAAAATCTGGCGGGATTTAGTCAGGACGAGACGCGGCTAAGTTTTTTAATAATTTTACCGAAAATTATATGGAAAGTTAAGGTTCCAACAGAATATATGACCTCCACTTATGGTTATATATTCGATAAGGGTAGCTGCCCATCTTAACACAAGGGAGAGTAGCCTAGCGGCGAAGGCAAGGGACTGTAAATCCCCCACAAAGAAACATCGAAGGTTCGAGTCCTTCCTCTCCCACTAGGTTGACAAATTAAATCAAAACTCCATAAAACAGGTAGATAAGTTTTACTATGAGATGTGTATACGCATGGATTAGGTTTATTAGAAGGTTTTGTCTCTGATTGCAACAGATAATGAGCCTTTTGAGTCTACAAATAAATAAAAGTGAGGAAACTTAATTGGTTAATATCAGTCAAAAAGAAGCAGAATACTTACGTAATCATGGAAGAGCTTTTGATGTACGTGTACGTAATAAACACCATAAAAGTAAAGCAAAAAGCTATTTTCTTGTAGAGCATGTTCGTAGTGTCGAGATGTTAAACAGATACAGAGAATCAATCAATCAGACCGATTTTCTTACTGTAAAACCGAGAGATAAAGATTTTCGATTTTAAGCAGTAAAATAATTTGAAAGTTGGTGTTTGACATAGGCAGGAAGAAAAAAGAAGATGGCATTTACTTTATAGGTCAAAATGCTGACGATGTTACAGGTAGCTGCACTTATATAAAATATAATGGAAAAAAAATATTACTTGAATGCGGATTATTTCAAAACAATAATTATCTGGATTCATATAATATCAATTCTCAGAAATTTCCATTTAAACCTTCAGAGATCGACTATGTTTTTGTAGGACATACACATGTTGATCATATTGGTTTACTTCCAAGGTTAATAAAAGAAGGTTTTAATGGAAAAATTATCGCTTCACATGCAACTGCTCAATTAATGAAGCCATTATTATATAATTGTGCTTTTATATTGTTGAGTGAAGCAAATGCTTTATCATTTAAATATAAACGTAACTACTCTCCTATTTACACAGAAGAGGATGTAGCTACGACTTTAAATTATATATATGAATATGATAATGTACATGAATTATATGTTCTTGATGAAATAGTTTCTTTTAAATGGTTTGAAAATAGCCATTGTCTCGGAGCTAGACAACTTCAATTAATTCTTAAAGATCAAAATGGTGTATCAAATTCTATATTATACACTTCTGACATTGGATCCCTGAATACAAAAAATCATTACGTTCCAAATACTGAAATTCCAAATGTTTTTAATAAAGTATCCATTATGGAATGTACATATGGAGAACCAGGCAGAATTAATAAAAAGACAAGAAAATTTGATTTAGAACATTTAAAAGCAGCAGTTGATACGGTTACAGAACGTGGAGGAACAGTAATCATGCCATGTTTTAGTTTCAGCCGTACACAAGAAATTCTTACCAATTTATATAACATTTTTCATGATGATATAAATTTCAAATATGACATTGTAGTTGATTCAATATTATCATGTGATATTTGTGATCTATATACTACTCTTCTATCTGAAGACGATTTGAAATTATGGAATAGTGTATGCAATTGGGAGAATGTGAAGTTTATAAAAGAAAAAGAAGATTCCTTAGCATGTGTAAAAAATCATTCACCAAAAATTATATTAAGTAGTTCTGGATTCTGTACAAACGGCAGGATCCTTTCTTATTTACATGAATATTTGAATGATGAAAAAAGCATGGTGATTTTTAGTGGATATACGGGAGCAGACAATTCTTATTTATCATATCGAATTAAAAATTATAAGGAAAATAAATTTATAAAAATAAGTGGCGATAAGGTTGAAAATAAAGCTGACTGTATTTCTTTAGGTACATTTTCAAGTCATGCCAATAGAAATGAACTAATTGAATTTGGATCGAAGATAAATACAGAAAAATTAGTTTTAGTTCACGGATCTGTTGTCGCGAAAAACAGTATAAAGGAAGACTTAAAAGAAGCCATATCTAAAGAAAACAAATCATTTAAAGTGATTGCTTCATCAAAAGATATGGTTATTTATTTATAGGAGAACAAGGAATATGGAATTTTTAGACATTTTAGAAGACGATAGTCTCTATCAGAGCACTATCAAGGAGCATTTAAAAGAAAGAAAAATTATTGTCAACGAAACTATTGATGACAATGTTATTGAAAATATATGTTTAATGATCATGAAATGGAATAAAGAGGATAAGGCACTTCCGGCATCATGTAGGAAACCAATTTATCTCTATCTCAATTCAGATGGTGGTGATGTTATTTCCGGGTACCAGGTTTTAAGCTCTATTAAGACGTCTGTTACTCCAATTATTACAGTGGGATTTGCCAAATGTGCTTCTATGGCATGTTATATTCTGGCCGCAGGACATAAACGTTACTGCTTCCCAAATACAGTAGTTCTTTATCATGATGGACAGACTGGATATGTAAGTTCATCTAATAAAGGTAAAGATATTCAGAAATTTTATGATAAATTAGAGCAACATCTGAATGATTTTATGGTAGAACATACAAATATGACTGCAGAATATCTTGAGGAAATCAAGGATCGTGAATATTATATGTTCCCAGATGAAGCAAAAGAAAAAGGAATTGTAGATAAGATTATTGGTATTGATTGTGATTTATCAGATATTCTTTAATACTGAATATTATTTTAAACTTTCACAAATATCATTTTACTATTATACGTTCAATATGTCAAGGAGAATAAGGAGAAAATAACATGGAATTAAAAAAAACTGTTAAATATGATGGTAAACTCAAAGGTCTTCATATGGTAGACGAACAACTTGTAGATATGGATGGTGAAATCATTGATATTTTAGATATCTTTGAAAAGGCATATGGTGATAAACCTTTTGACATGTCTACTACTACTAAGACTGAGGAAATCATCAATCTTGATGAATTAGATTAAGGTATTTTATATGGATAATAACGAATTTCTAAAAGAACAGCTTGATCTTATTAAGAAAAAACAAATAGATACATCTATTGAGTGGCAAGATGTTGCAGATTTTCGTTCTAGTCATGGTAAAGAGCCAGAGCACCGCGATACAATTCGTAAAGGGTCTAAATTGCTTTTAGAATATATAGATGCAGGATGGGATTTATTCCCATCCTCTTCTATTCAATTAGGACGATTTTCTGATGAGATAGCTTTAAAAAAAGAACGTATTAAATTACAGACTGAAAAGCAAGAATTTAATAAATGGATTCGTGAGTATTCTAGGGATGAACTAATTGCCGAACATATTGTAAATGCTGTTAATCAATTACAGCCATTAAATGTACCAGGGTACATTCCTCCAGTACATATGAATAAAGAATATCTTCTTACAATTTCGGATGCTCATTTTGGAGTTGAGTTTGAGATTAAAGATTTATATGGAAATATTTTAAATGCATATAGTCCGGAAATATTCAAGAATCGTATGTGGGATTTATACAATAAAGTTATTGAGCAAATTCAAAAAGATCATATTCAAGTTTTAAATATTTTTGAACTAGGCGATGCCTTAGATGGAATTCTTCGTGCAAATTCTCAGCTTATGCAGTTGAGATATGGAATAATTGACTCTGCCATATTATATGCTGATTTTTTATCTACATGGCTTAATGAATTAAGTAATCATGTTCGAATTAAATTTCAAATGGTAAAACGTTCAAATCACAATCAGCTGAGATTAGTAGGACAGCCTAAAAATGCTTTTCCAGATGAAGATATGAGTAAATCCATATTGGTTTTTATGAAAGAACGTTTGAAGGATAATCGTAATGTTGAAATTATAGAAAATCCAACTGGTCTTGTATATGCACAACTTGCAACATATACAATTCTTGGAGGACATTTTGAGACAAAAAATCTAGGTGATTCTTTGAAAGATTTTTCAAAAACATATCAAGTGCCTTTGGATTATATTATTTCAGGCCATTGGCATAGTTTAGCTACTGGAGATGTTGGGATCAATTCAGAATATATTTCTGTACGTTCAATTATTGGCGTAAATCCGTATAGCTATTCAATTAATAAGGTGTCAAATGCAGGAGCCTCTATGTTTGTATTTGAACAGGGAAATGGTCTTGTAGATGAACATCATTATAAATTGTAAAGGAAAATATTTATGGAAACAAATAATGAAGAACAGTTTGTCGAGTTCGACGAAATATTAAATTTTATACATGAGAATACTGGATTTGATAAAGAAGTTATTGAAAAAGTGCTTGATGCAGAAACGAGATTTTTAATTAAATCTGGTATTGCTACTGAACTTAAAGAATAGTATGAGTGGCGTTGCTGCTTATATTATACATTTCAGGAGAGCGTTCTTGCTCTCCTATTTTCTGGACGTATGGCGCAATTTGGCAGACGCGCCTGACTTAGGATCAGGTTTTTGTAGGTTCGAATCCTACTACGCCCATTTTTTTATTATGAGTACAAGGAGGAGTTGTTTATGGCAACAACTAAGAAAATTGAGCCGGTAAAAATGACTCCGACTCAGATGAAGAAAAAAATAGAGGCACTCGAAGAAGAAATTCGAGTATATAAAGAAGATACCGCATGGTGTTATATGTGCGGAAAACCTAAAAAGAAAAATAGAGAAAATTTTTATAAAAATACGGATCCTTTAGTAAAGTCTGGATATGCAGCTATTTGTTCTGAATGCGCCAGAAAGATTGCATTAAGAACAGATGAAAATGGAGAAGAACATAAACCGACAAAAGAATCAATTATTCTTGCTCTGCAGTATTTGAATAAACCGTTTTTAGAAAATGTCTATAATAGTAGTGTTCAAGCAGCTGAAAGAAATGCTGGTATTCCAGGAGCAAAACAAAATGCATGGAGTACATATATAAGAACCATTGCAATGCAGCAATATTCTGGAAAACAATTCAAGGATTCTGATTTTTTTAAACAAAAAATTATATATGAAGATGAAAAGACTCCTGCAGATGTTATAAAAGGCAAGGAGTTCCAGGATAATTATGAAGGTTTTGAAAAGAATAAAGCTGATGTAATCAGGTTGATTGGATATGATCCATTTGAACAAGAAGCATTGTCTGATCAACCATTTTTATACTCTCAATTAATTGGGTTGCTTGATTCTAGTGAAGACGCAAATGACGATATGATGCGTACTGCTTCTGCTATTTCTATTGTAAGAGCATTTTTACAGCAATCGAAAATTGATAATGCTATTGCTACTTATATGTCTGACGTTCAAAAACTTAGAACAAATTCCGCTACAATAAAAACACTACAGGCGAGTAAAAAAGATCTTACTGCCATTATTAAGGATCTCGCTGCTGAAAGTTGTATTTCTTTAAAGAATAATAAAAATGCTAAAAAAGGTGAAAATACTTGGACTGGTAAAATACGTAAAATCAAAGAAATGAATTTGCGTGAAGGTGAAGTAAACGGATTCGATATTGGAACTTGTCGTGGCATGCGTCAGGTTATGGATATGAGTAATGCTTCTATATTGAAGCAGCTCCGACTGGATGAATCAGAATATTCTGATATGCTAGCAGAACAAAGAGAAATGATAACAAAGCTTCGTGATGATTTGGACAATTACAAAGAAATTTCTCGTATTTTATTACGTGAAAATATTGATCTTAAAGATTATATGGAAGAACATAATTTAATAGAGCCGGATAATTTAGTCGATTTAAATGAACTATTCTCCTGCTTCTCCTCCGATGAAGAAGAAACGGAGGTGGCCGATGATGATGAATCCGGATCTGATTCAAGAGCTTCCGAAGCTTAATTATTGTGAACAGGGAAATAAGATTTTTGTAAAGCCTGGAGTTTACCCATTATCTTCACGCAAACTTGAAGGTTTTATGAAAATTGCAAATCTTCAGAAATATTATCAATGCAATCCTGTAAGATTTATAAATGATTTTTTTAATATAGAATTACTTGATGCACAGGCATGGGTAATTCAGAGAGCCTGGAACTGTCCGAATGTTTTATTAGTGTGTACCCGTGGATTCGGTAAATCTACATTGATAGATATTATGATCATGGCGAAAGATATGCTATTTAATAACTATTGGACATATATTGCTTCCGGTTCTGGATCGCAGGCTGAACAAACGTTTACGACGCTCGAAAGGCTTGCAAATGATAATATAGATACTATGCTTGGTTCTACAGGTTATATTTTTAAGGCAGAAATTGAAATTAAAAATGCTGCTGGAGATGGCTTCAGTCACTCTTCTAATGGATTCTCATATTCCCTTTATAATGGCTCATTTACTCAAACACTTAATAGTAATGTAGATAAAAAAAGAGGTATGCGTGGTAGTGTTGTATTTGATGAATGTGGATTCCTTGATGAAGAAATGATGTCGGTATATGCAGCTTTTGCAATTGTAAATAAAAGTTTTAAGTCTGGTAAGGATCGTGATGGCAAATCAATCGATCGTAACCGTCTAAGATGTATTCCATCAAATATTCCAAACCAATTATTTTATATTTCTTCTGCTTCTTCTACAGATACAAAATTCTATAAGTTATATAGAGATTTTAGTAAACGACAACTTATGGGAGATCCTGATTATTTTGTAGCTCATATTGATTGTGAAGTTGCATTTAAACCAACTATTCGTGGTGAAATAATGGAACCACTATTGACACCGGGAACTGTGGCAGCAGAAATGCGTTCTAATCCAGAAAAAGCGCGTAGAGAGTATTATTGTGAATTTACTTCTGATGCAGGTGCCAATGCGATTATTCGTAGAGGTGTTATTGCGCGTAATGAAGTGATTCGTAAACCAGTGTTATATAACGATACTGGTAAAAGAAAAATTGTTATCGCATATGACCCGGCTCGAAGTCGAGATAATTCGGTAATTTTGGTTTGTGAAATTTACTCTGAAAAAAATCAAGATGGGGATCTTGAATATAAAATGAGACTTTTAAATTGTATAAATCTTATTGATATAAGCAATAAAAAGAAAAAGAAACCTATGCAAACACCAGCCCAGATTGAATATTTGAAACAAGTTATTCTCGATTATAACCAGGGTGGGGATGAAAACTACAGCAATATTCTCGGAGTTTATATTGATGCCGGTTCTGGTGGTGGTGGTGTTAATATTGCTGACTATTTAATGCCTGATTGGAAAGATAAATCCGGTAAAACTCATAGAGGACTGATTGACAAAGAATATTCAGAAGAATATGTTAAAAAATTCCCAAATGCAGTCAATAAGCTTCATTTAATGGAGCCAACTAAATACAAATCAGAAATGTATGAAGCCATGATTGAGATGATGAATCAGGATAAAATTGAGTTTACGGCTACATACGATAACAAAGGATATCTTACAATATTTGATATTGATAAAGATAAATACGAAAAAACTAAAAAAGATCTAATTGCCAAATATAAAAAACAGAAAATGACAGATGAAGAAATTGATTACAATGTTCAGAAAGAATTAGATAAACTTCAAAATGTTAAGAGCCATATTGAAAAATTAAATTGGCAAGAAGAAGCTTCTCTCTCAAGTATCGATGCATTAAAAGAGGAACTTGTAAATATGATCCGTATTCCACGACAATCAGGAAAAGATTCATTTGAATTGTGTCCTGAAAAAGCTAACCGTCTTCATGACGATAGAGCTTACGTTACATGTATGTGTTCTTATGCTCTTCAAACTGAACGCCGGAAAAATATTACTGCAAAACGTAAACCTAAAGTTGACAAATCGTTAGTTCAAAAACTTACGATTAGAAAAGGCGTTGTACATTCTATGTTCGAAACTTAATATAATTATATGATATTTCAAAGGAGGTGCTGTTACTTGGCTAGACAACAAGGAAATATTTCTGCAAAAAAAGTTTCTACTGCAAAAAAAATTGATCCAGCACCTTCTCAGCTGAATAATACGGCTGAAATGCGTGATTGGTATCAAAAAAATAAAAAAAATATTGAAAATTATGCTGCTGCTATGGAAGGAGCAAAATCTCTTCGTGATATCACTAAGACAAGCACTAAAGCGGTGACAGCTTATAGTAAGGACAGTCTTCGTACTTACCTGCAAAATATTGGAAGTAATGAAAAGAATTTAAGAAATTTATCAAGATATCTTTATTATCGATGTCACGCTTATTATAGATTAATTGCATATAATGCAAACATGTTTTGTTTAGATGCAAGATCTGTTATTCCGGAATATGATATGGTTGCAGGCGTAGATACGAATGCCATGCTTAGTTCTTATCAGGACACATTAAATGTGTTGGATAAGTTAAATCTTCAGTATGAGTTCTTAAAAGCTTATACTATTTGTTTTAGAGAAGATGTTTTTTATGGATGCGCTTATTATGATGAAATAGGAATGTTTATTCTTCCGCTTGATCCAGATTATTGTAAAATTTCTGGTATATACAATACCGGTGATTTCGCGTTTGTAATGGATATGAGTTATTTCAGATCCAGACAGACTATGTTGGAATTATGGGGTGAACCCTTCCAGTCAATGTATCGTGCCTATGAAAGTGATACTACAAATGGAAAGTGGCAGCCTATGCCAGATGAATATGCTATTTGCTTAAAAGCCAGAGCTGAAGATTGGGAAACTGTAGTTCCACCATTCTCTGGTTTATTATCTGGAATTATCAATCTTATTGATTTAGACGATTTACAGGCTATTGCTGACGCTCAGGATATTTATAAAATGATCTGGTTAGAACTTGAAACGATAACTGGTAGTGAGGATCCAGACGATTGGAAAGTTAATCCGGATATTGTTATTGAGTATTTTAACAGGATGATTAATGAATGTCTCCCTGACTATACTTCTGCTGCTATTGTGCCAGGAAAATTAGATCAGATTTCGTTTAATAATGATAAAGCAACAGATACGAACAAAATAGCAAAAGCTACAGAAACTCTTTTCAATTCTTCTGGTGGCGCTCAAATTCTTAATAGTGCTACCATCTCAGGTACAACAGCCTTTGGAGCAGCAATTCGTGCCGATACAGAATTAGCTATTTCTATGCTTCTACCACAGACTCAGGGATGGGTTAACCGCTTCCTTACATATTGGGTCTCTAATCCAGCCAAGGTAAAATTCTTTGAAGTTTCTGCTTATACAAAAGATGAATTCAAAAAAGAACTTTTGGAGGGGGCAACTAATGGTTTACCTACAAAATTAGCCTATAATACATTAAATCAATTCTCTGAGAAAGAAACTATGGCTTTAAATTATTTAGAAGAACAAGTGCTTGGTTTATCCAATTTGTTTGTTCCTCTTCAGACATCCTATACACAAAGTAATAGTTCGAATAATGGCGGCGCCCCTCAAAAAAGTTCAACCGAAATCACCGATGATGGGGAAGCTTCAAGAGATAAAGTTGACAAAGCAAATGGATAAATTCATACCGGTATTTAAAATGTTAATACCGCTAACCGATAATAATTATCTGTTGAAATATTATTATGGAGAGCTTCATGCTCTCCTATTTTAATGGAGTGATTATTATGCATAAAGATGGAAAGTATATTGGATATATTTACAAAATTTTAAATACAATTAATGATAAATTATATATAGGTCAGACAACCTCAAGTATAGAAAAAAGATTTAATGATCATTTATCCGCTGCCAGAACAATGAAAAGTAGCTCTATGATAATTATACATGCAATAAATAAATATGGAGAAGAATCTTTTTCTATTTCTGAAGTAGAAAAAGTCATATGTGATTCACAAGAAGAATTGCAAAATTTATTAAATACTAAAGAGATTTATTATATAGCATATTATAATTCTCTACGCCCTAATGGATACAATATAACAAAAGGTGGGAATTATGCATCTCCAACAACAATGTCTAAGGTTGATCAATATGACTATCAAGGAAATTTAATTTTTACTTATGATTCATTAGAAGACGCTAAAAACGCAATATCACCAACAGCAATATCCTCTACTAATATAGGAGCTGCATGCAAAGGAGATTCAATGTCTGCTTATGGATATATTTGGAGATATCATGGAGAACCATTTGATAAATATCCTATACATGAAAATAATTATAACAAAATAAAAGTAGATCAATATGATATTAACGGAAATTTAATTAAAACATTTGATTCGGCCTCAGATGCCGCTAAATCATTAAATAAAATAACAAAATCAGGCAAAGGACAATCTGGACATATTGTAAGTTGTTGTACTGGAAAAAGAAATAAAGCGTATGGCTATGTATGGCGATATCACAGCGAACCTTTTGATAAATATTCAATTATTCCGAAAAAAAACTGTAAAAAGATTAATCAATATTCAAAAAGCAATGTATTTATAAAAACATACTCTTCTATAAAAGAAGCTTCAAAAGAAACGGGAGCATGTGAAACAACGATTATTCCATGTTGTCGATATAAAAGAAATTATTCGGGAGGTTTTAAATGGTATTACGCAGATGATATTAATCAACCTGATAAAACTAGAATAATAGCGGCATAAAGCTAAATAAGAGGATAATAATTATGGATAATAAGAAATTTATAATTACAACAAACGATGAATCAGCTTCATTGCTTATTCAGACTGGTTTTCATCTTGTGAGCCAGAATGGTAAACAGTGGACTTTTTTAAATGACAACAAAATGCTGTTTAACAATTTAAGCGATGTTGTCTATTCAGATAAATTATTTATTTGATTACTCCTCTTCTATTTGAGGAGAATTACTCAAAGAAAGGAGGAAAATCTTGAAGAAATTCTTAACTATTGACGATTTGATTGAATTTTGTATGAAGAATAATTTTTCTAAATTCAGCAGCAAAGAATCTAATGCAGAAATTAGCGTCCAAATGCCAGCAATCGCTACATTTGGAAAATCTGATGATAATAAGCATACAGAAGGATTATGTCCTTTTAACGCTACTGCATATCATGATCATGTCAACTTAAACAAATCTAATATCAACGAAGATACATTTCAGGAAAATACACAATCTATACCATATCGCCCTATTCTGGCAAATATCGTTGAAAATTCTGATGGTAATAAAGATTTTGGATCACATGATTTTACAGTGGAAACTGATGAAAATGGAGAAGAAAAAATCACTTATCAGGAACGTCCAGTTGGTGTAATCAAAAAAGATTATACAATTGAATATGATAAAGAAGCCGGAGTTAACAGAGCTGTAATTCAGGGATATCTCTGGGAAGGATATTGTCAGGATGCAATTGACATTATGCAGCGTAGACAACAGGTTGATTGTAGTGTTGAATTGAGTATTAGAGAATTATCATTTAATGCTAAGGACAAAGTGTTAAATCTGGATGATTATTATGTTAGTGGATTGACTTTACTAAATGAAAATGTTGGTCCAGGTATGGCTGGAAGTAATGTTCAGCTTGCTGATTTTGAATCAAAAAATTCTGTATATTCTAATTTTGATGTAAATACTAAAATGCTTGAAATGTTAGAGAAGATCAATGCTACTCTCTCTAATTTCAATAAAAAAAATGCTGATGGAAAGGAGGACAATCAGGTGAACAAATTTGAAGAACTTTTAAAGAAATACGAAAAAACTGTAGATGATATTACTTTTACATATGAAGGTCTTTCAGATGAAGAACTGGAGGCTGCCTTTGCTAAGGCGTTTAATACTGATCCGGCAGGTGATCCTGCTCCTACAGAACCAGAAAAATTCGTAAAATCATTTGAACTTTCTCACAGCGATATTCGTTGTGCACTTTATAACTTATTAAATGCATATGAAGAAGCAGATAATGATTGGTATTTTATTAATTCTGTATATGATTCTCATTTTACATATGAGAATTGGGATGGAGATAAAATCTTTGGACAGGCATATAAAAAAGATGGCGACAATGTTTCATTTGATGGTGAAAGATATAATCTTCATCGTGAATTACTGACTGATTCTGAATATTCTGAACTTCAGAATATGAGATCAAATTATGCTGCAATTTCAGATAAACTTGCTTCTTATGAAAAGAAAGAGGCTGACGAAGCTAAAAATGCACTTTTTGAGTCAGATGATTATAAAGGAATTTATGAATCAGAAGAATTCAAGGGTTTAAAAGAAAATCATACAGAATTTTCAGTTGATGAATTAAAGTCTAAACTTGATACTATATTGCTGTCATATGCTAAGTCTGGCAAGTTAAATTTTGCTGTTGAAGATGGTGATATGCATGATGATAATACCGGAAAAAAAACAGTAAGTAAAAAGACTTTTGGAAATCCATCACAGACTAAAAAGAAAAATAGATATGGATCTTTATTTGCATAATGCAAAATAACATATTTGTTTTATAAATCAGGCCGTAAATACGGTCTTATTTTTTTTGCCAAAATTTATGAAAGGAGAAAAAGTCAATGGCTATAAAATATTCTATTGAAAAACATGCCGTGGCCTTCCCTTCTAAGCTTGTTGCTCAGAATGGTGGAGAACACATTTATAACATTACACTGACCTCTGATACAGATAATGGAAATCTTGTAGCAAGAGGCGATTTTGAAGATCTTGACCGTTACACAGAAGCTGCTGTTACTAAATTTGAAGGTAAAATTCAGAAACAGGCTGCTAATGGTAATTGGTATGTAGAGGTTGTTGATCCAGGAGATGCTCTGTTTGTTTACATGCAGGCATTTATTGCAGAGGATTGGACAAACAAATGGAAGAAAGAATCTAACTTTTATAACGCGAAAGGTGACGTTGTAAGAGGATATGATCTTCATAAAGGTGACGTATTTGAGGTTTCCGCTGAGGGATTTGACGGAGAGCCAGCTGAAAAAGCGACAGTTACTTGTGAAAACAAAAAATTAAAAATTGGTTAATTTAGGGAAAGGAGGAAGAAAATAATGAGACGTAAAATGAATTTTGCTGATTTAAGTGCACATGTTCAGGAAGTATTTTCTAATCTGTGCAAAGACGGTGTTACACCAGAAGAAAATTATGAAGGCTTCAAAAAGCTTACATATGATCTTAATCATAATCCAAACGAAATGTTTGATGACGAAGGAAATAAAATTACAAAACGCGACGCAGAAAGTGCAGTTCGTAAATTTGTTTATGCAATTATGGGATTAAATGAAAATTCTACAAAACGTGACAGAAAACGTGCTATGAATAAACATGGTATTGAACTGTTCGAAGTTATGGAAGAAGAAATTGATATTAAAGTTGAGACAGGCTTTAAAGAGTCTGAATTCTTCAATAACTATGTTGAAACAAGAAACCTTTCCCGTGGTGATTCACAGGAATTCTGGACAGACGATAAAGTTGTTTTATCTACAACAAAAATCGCTGGCGACCATCATGATTTTACTTTACAGAGACTTGGTTCTGGGGAAAGCTACACTGTAACAACAAGTGTATACGGTATTGCTGTTGGTGCTGATATTGATCTCTATCTGGCAGGAAGACTTGATTGGTCTAAATTTACAGATCAGTGTGCTGCTGCATTTGTAAGACAGATTCAGAATGATATCTATGCAGAAATGATGAACGCAGGAAAGAAACTTCCAGCTCAGTTCCAGGGTACAGGTGCTCTTTCAAATGCTACAAAAGATAAGCTTGATGAGCTGCTTGAAGATGTATCTCTTGCAAATGATGGTGCTCAGGTAGTCATCATGGGTACAAGAACTGGTCTTGCTCAGTTCCAGAAACTTATGGATGTTGACTGGATTACAGATGACCAGAAGAGAGATGTTGCTACAATGGGACGTCTTGGATATTATGGTCCATATACATTAGTTGAGATTCCGCAGAGATTCGCTCTGAATGATACAACTAAGAAATTAATGGATCCTAAGACTCTGTTCATTATGCCACAGGTCGAAGATAAATTCATCAAATTTGTTGATGTCGGAGAGACAGAAATTTATGAAATCACAGATAAAGGTGACCGTATGGACGATACAATGAAATACGAAGTACAGAGAGCAATGGGTGTTGGAACTCAGATCGGACGTTATTTTGGCGTTTGGACTCTCGCTTAAAATTTTGTTGTAAAATAATATTATAGTCGCGTGTCATATAGATGCGCGACTATTTGAATAAAAGGAGGACATTTTCATGGCAACTACTGCAGTGAAAACAAAAGCAAAAACTACCGCTGACACAACTGTTGAAACAGAGTCTACTACAGAATCTGTGAAAGCTGAACCAGTAAAAACAGCAGATGTTAAAGAAGTAAAGAAAGAAAAGAAATCTTATGCTCCGTCTGATGGAATTCCATGTAAATCTATTACAAATGGAGGACTTTATATGCCAGGGCTTAAGTCAAATATTTTATATTCTTGGGTTGATGCCGGTGATATCGTTGAGGTTGAATATCAGGATTTGCAGGCAGCAATCAGATCAAATAATGGTTATGTTATGAACCCACTTTTCGTAATTGAAGATGAAGAACTTGTTTCACAGTTTCCTCAGCTTAAGAAACTTTATGAAGCGTTATATTCCGTAGGGGAACTTGAAGATGTAATTACAGAACTTTCTCCAGGAGATATGAAAGCAACTATTCTCTCACTTCCAAAAGGTGCTCAGGATGCTATTAAACATCTAGCCTCTAAAATGGTAAGCGACGGAAGACTTGATAGTGTGAAGAAAATCAAGACTCTTGATGAAATCTTTGATACAGAAATGAGTATTATGACAGGACTATTTAGTTAAAACAAAGGAGGTATATTATGCCTTCTCTAAATTATGAAGAAATATACTCTAAATTCCGATTAAAAGCTGAAGCTTATGATATTTTAGAATATCGTGATGATGATGTAAATGCAGTATTTATGCCGGAATATTTACATGCATCAATAAATAAACCTTATATTCGAAGACTTTTTTCTGAATTGAAACTTGGAGATACAGTTCAGGAATTAACATATATAATGAAATATTCTGTTGATGATGATTTTGATGCAGAATTTATAACTGATATCTTAGGTATAGGTATGGTAATTGAATGGATTACACCCAAAATTAACAGCCTGAATAATATTCAGCAGGTATTTGGATCTTCTGAGGAAAAATTTTATTCTCAGACTAATCATTTAAATGGTTTAAAAGATTTAAAAAAATCATTAATCAAGGAACAGAAGAACTTGATTAAAGATAGAGGTTATATATGGAATAGTTATCTGGATGGAAGTAATACATAATGGATACAATTTACGGACATTTTGATGATTTACAAATTGAAGAATATAAGGAAAAATTACACAAAGAAATGTTTTGGCTTCTTTTATATAAGGATCCAAAAACAAAAGATGAATTTAAAAATGTTGACTTTGAAAAATATTTTATCAATTTAATGAAGAAAATCGATGGTTTGAATACTCTTCTCTTCTATCCTGTAGAAATTGTAGCAATTATGAGTTTATTACAGGCGGCTCTCAATGAGACAAGAAGTGATGATTTTAATTATCGTTCTTACCGAAAATTGATACTAGATGCGCATTCGTTAGTAGACAAAATTAATTCTAGGAGTTGATTCTATGGTTACTGCAGAAATGTACAAAAATTATTTGTCATCATATGGCAGTAATCTAGCTCAGGTAAAGAAAAATCAGTCTGATGCAATTATGAATAATTCTTTTACTGCCGATGCACAATATAAAAGAGTTTATATTTTAACAAAAGATGGATGGAAATGGGAAGATGCTAAATATCAACGTCATGCCAAGCTTTCCATTCTTAAAGATGCAGTGGATTATTATTTACAATTTCGGCCTAAAGTACATTATCCAATAGGAAGTTATGTGTTTGTTCCTGATGATACTGACTTCGATATTAACATATCTGGGCACGAACTTGATAATCCGCTCTCACTTCCAGACGAAAGAATTACACAACTGTGGTTTATTGTCGGTAGAGATGATGCGAATGCTTTTGTTAGATATAATATATTAAAATGTAATTGGAAATTTCAATGGATTTACGATAACAAATTATATAAATGTTGGGGTTCAAATAGATCAGCTAATAGCTACACAAGCGGTCGTTGGGATGATCAATATACATCTTCGCTTGATAATCTGACAGCTGCATGGCTTCCAGATATTTATTATGCGTATGGTAATAATTTATATGATTTAGGACTTAGTGACGATCGTACTATTATGCACGAACAACGTTTTATGCTTACGAATAACATTCTTGACCCAAAAGTCTATCAGGTCACAAAAATAATAGATCTTAATCCTTCTGGAGTAATTAAACTTTCCATAAAACAAGATGAATTGAATAAAAAAGTTGATAATGTTCAACTTAGAATTTGCAATTATTATAAAGGTTCTGGTGATCAAAAAACAGAGATTATTCAGAAACCTCAAACAATGATTACAAGTTCACAAATTGAATGGATGTATCTAAATGACGATGGTGAAATCGAGCCATTATTGGACCGTTCAAAACAGTTTCTTTATATTGGAAAAAATTCATATTTTGAATATAAACTTCCTTATGCCGATCTTACTTCTGAATGGAATATTAGTCTTGTTGACAAAAATTCTGAATATACAGAAGAAGAAAAATCATATTATGAAGGATTAATAAAATTGACTGTAATGGATAATGTCACTATATCACTTAAGCCTGGAAAAGCTCATAGTTTAATAGGTAAAAGATTTAATTTATCAGCCACAGATAATAATGGAGACAATCATTCTTCTATTGAAGTGGAGGTGCAATTAGATGAATAGAGATATATCACATATTACACGAGATCTTGAAAATAAGAAAAATAATGACATTATTTATAAAAAAGATAAACTGTTAAAACTATTCAATGAGGATCCTGATCTTAATGAAATTTTAGGAAAAAAAGATAAACGCCCGTTGAATAAATATACAGATAAAAATAATCCCACAGCTCAAGAACTAAATGAGCGAAATTTAATCATTGAATATAATAAACGAGTTGATAAGAAGCAAATTCTTCCTATATTAAAACTGAATGGTATTAATAAAGAAGTATTAAATTTTATTATGTTTGATATAAATGATACTGATACATCATATTACAATAAGGCTATGAAAATACAAACACTTATAGTTATGTGTTTAGTTCATGAAGATGATCTTGATACAGAATATGGGATTGTACGAACAGACTTATTGAGTTATATCGTAAAAGATCTTTTATGTTGGACGAATTCTTTGGGAAATCAACTTAAATGTATAGATGATTATGGAGATATTATTGACTCTAGGTATTATTGTAGAACGTTGAAATTTGAAATTGAATGTCCTAATAATTTATATGCAGGAATGAATAACAAATATGACAATTTCCAAAGAATCTGAAATTGATGCACTGAAATTATATTTTGGTGAACCATTTGTTATCGAAAATGATACATATAATGACATTATAATTAATCAACCTACAATAGGAGACATTATAAAAAGTGGTGAGAAAAAGATTTATTCTACTATAAATATTTTTATTGCCAATCCTACTATGTATCGCATGCAATTATGGGATCTTGGTATTGATTGGAATAAAATGTCTGACTTTTCTTTGTTTTGTATGCTTGTTCCAAGTATAGACTCAAAATCTACAAAGTTACTATTCGGTGACTTGAATTTCCAATTATTTCAATTGCAACAAACACAAACAGAAGACGGGGAACCGTTTTTTTATTTACTTAATGAAGAACAAAATGTTCAGATAGATGAAGCCGCATATCTACAGATGGCTTCGTATTTAAGAGCTATGTTCAACACTTACCCAAAAGTGGAAAAAGCCAGGGGAAAATCTACAAAAGAATGGATGATTGAAGAAGATCGCATGAGCTTCGAACAACACAAAAATGATGTTTACAAATCCACTCTTCTACCACTCATATCTACTTGTCTTAATCATCCCGGTTTCAAATATAAAAAAAATGAATTACGTGAAGTTGGCATTGTTGAATTTATGGACAGTGTTCAAAGATTACAAGTTTATGAATCTTCTACTGCTTTACTTAAGGGTATTTATAGCGGCTTTGTTGACGCTTCAAAGATTGATAAGAATGAACTTAATTTCATGAGAGAAATTTCTCTCAAAAATTAATTTCTATATACAAAAAATTTAAAGGAGGAAATCATAATGGGATTTACATTAGATGATATCGTAATCGACCGTGTTCAGTATGGATATGCTGAAGATCTTAGCGGAAATCCATTATATGCATTAACTCAGCTTCAGGATGCAACTATTAATATCAGTGCTGAGTCAACAGATGCAACAGATAATCAGGGTAACCTGATCAAACGTTTCTGGAAGGCCAAAACAGGTGAGTTTACTGCAAATAATGCAATGATTAACCTGAACGTTATTGGCGCTGCGTCTGGTGAAGGTAAAAGAACTGCTTCTTCTACTAATAAAATTAAAATGCCAAAAATTATTACTGTAAAAGCTGGTGCAAAAGCAACATTAACAGGAGTTGTTGATGGTACTGTAAAAGTAAATGCTTTCAGCGCAAATGGTTCCATGGGTACTGCATATGAGAAAGATACCGCTGCTGCAACAGATAAATACGCTCTTACAGAAGGGGGAGAATTTACACCACCTACAGCTGCAGGCGTAGATACTTACATCGTTATGTATGAAAGAGAAGTTGAATCTGGTGTTGCTATTACTAATAAGGCAGATAAGTTCCCGCAGACAGTAAAGCTTACTTTAAAGGCTCTTGCTGTTGATCCATGTCATTCTGACGTTCTTAAAGGAGTGTATATTGTACTTCCATCATTCCAGGTATCTCCTGAAATTGAAATCTCTCTGACAACTGACGGACAGCTTGCTTACTCTGGATCTCTTCAGGTAGATTACTGCTCTGCTGATAAAGCTCTTTATCACATTTATTGGGCTGATGAAGACGAAGAATAATTATTAGATAATATAATATTATTCTAATTACGGTCGGTATGTGTCATAGCATACCGGCTGTTTTACTATCCATATTCAAGGAGGAAAACATGGTTAAGAAAAATAACAAGAAATGCATTTTATGCGGAAAAACATATACATATTGTAGTCGCTGTGAAGAATTCGACCATCTTCCAAGATGGATGGAGATTTATTGCAGCGATAATTGCAGAACAATCTTTAATACATTAACAGAATATAATGCTGAAAACATTACAGCTAGAGAAGCTGCTGAAAGAATGAAAGATTGTGATATGTCTGATGTCAGTAAATTTCATGAAGTAAATCAGAAAATGATTGCAAAAATTCAGAAAGAAACTGCTGATATTAAATTACAGAAGATCTCAGAAAAAGATATTGTTGAGCCGGATTCTGTAGTTGACGAAGAAAACAGCGAGGAAATTGAAACTCGTAAACCAGTACGTACAAGAAAACGTAAATAGTATTTGAATAGTGATTTTTTAGGGGTATGTCTCACTATTCGAGACTACCCCTTTTTTCACTTTTAAGGAGTAAAAGGAATATGAGAATACAATCAAATTTGAAGCCGCGTGATTATACGGAGAAAGAAGTCTGCAGGATTATAAATCCGAAGCAGCGTGATTTATATATTAAACATAGAGTATTTCCGATAGATATGTATCCAAGTGTTACGGATGACGGAAAAGACATTATTGTTTACATCTTTTTAATTGAAGAAACCAAAGAACTGTTTCAGCAATGGCTTAATCATACACTTGAATAAGGAGAACTCTACATGAAAGAAAAAATTTTAGATAAACAAGTTCTAAGATATGTTATTGCTACTACTGTTTCTGGCAAACCAACATATCTCAAAAAGAAATTGCAAAAAATTGAATACAGTTTTGTAACAGATATTGATGACGCTACTAAATGCTCATCTTATGCTATTGCAGAGGCTGTAAGAAAATACTACGAACATGACACTCGTGATACTAATGCAGGATTGATTATTATTCCGGTTGTTATCAGTTATGAATTAGTAAAAGAGGTTTGAATATATGGATAAATCAATTATATTGACAATTGATGATTTTATATCAGTGAATCACTATTTGGCATATAGAGCCATTATGAAAAATGGTAAACCAATGGCTATGAGTTATAAAACTCAAGAAGCCAAAAAATTCCAAACAGAATTTACTGAATATGTGAAACGACAAGCAAAAGAACAAAATTGGGAAACAGACCCTAATCCTATGCAGCACTACTATGTAGATGCTGTTTTTTATTTTCCAAGAATTGATATGGACACAAATAATTATTGGAAAGTTGCATTTGATGCAATCACTGACTCAGGTGTTATTTGGGTAGATGATAATATGGCTTGCGAACGAGTTATAAAAGTATTATACGATGCTAAAAACCCACGTATTGAATACACCATTTATAAGACTAATTTTATTGGTATTTTTGATAATATTGATCAGATGAATGCCTTCGAATCAACTTGTAAAAATTGCAAAAGATACTGTCGAAATTGCTCTATTTTAAGAAAAGCAAAAGAAGGACGTATCCAAGAAGAAATTCAAAATAATGTCTGTTCTAAATATAAGGAATGATTTTTATGTGGACAGACAATGAAAAACAAATATTGATTGAAAATTATCCAATAATGACAACTTCGGAACTTATGATTTTATTAAATAAGTCAGAAGGACAAATTAGAGGGATGAAAGAACGGTTAGGGCTTAACCAAAAACTTAATGTTTTTACTAATGAAGAAAAAGAATTGATACGAAAATTTTACGAAGAAAATTCAGAACAACTAAATTTGGATGATTTTGCCAAAAAGCTAAATCGTCCTAAGACATCAATTTGCAGGTACGCTAACAAAGAGGGATTAACAAAATCATCAAGACCCATGACAGAATTAAAGAAGAAAACTCTTTCAGATAAAGCCAAAGAATTTATTTTAACTGAAAAATATCAAAAAGAGATTTATCCGAATCAAGTAGCATTACTAACATATTATGCTCAAAATGAACATCCAAAAGGTATGTTAAATAAACACCATACTGATGATGTTAGACAGAAAATGTCAAAATCACATATTGAATTGGCAAGAAACATGACAACCGAAGAAAAGCATGATATTGCTATGAAAGCAGTTCAAACAAGATTACATAATGGTGGGTATAATACTACTTCTAATGCGTATTCCAGATGCAAAGGTGGCATTAGATCTGATTTAGATTGTTATTTTAGGAGTGCATGGGAAGCTAATGTTGCTAGAATCTTAAATTGTAAAAATATTAAATGGGAATACGAAATAAAAAGATTCTTTTTTGAAGAAATAGTAGATGGTGTAGCAAGTTACCAGCCAGATTTTTACTTGCCAGAATATGATAAATGGATTGAAGTAAAAGGCTGGATGGATCAAAAAAGTAAAGTTAGATTGAAATTGTTTCAAGAACAATTTCCAGATGAATATAACAAATTAATTTTAATTGATGAAAAATACTATAACCAATTAAGAGCTGATTACTCTTATATTGAAAATTGGGAAAAATAAGGAATAAAAGGAGATTTATTATGAGCGAAATAAATAAAGTTAATTCAGATACAATTGAAAGAAAAATTGATGTTCCAGAGTTTATCAGACGATATAATCTCTTGAAAACAGATGAACAGCGAGATGAATTTGTTAGAAATATTATTTGGAGAACATATTGTCCTGTTTTAGAAAAGAAACTTGTTCTTCAGACAATACTTGATAAGTCTATTACCACTGGAAAAAACGGGGTTCAGTATATTGATATGTTTTTATCTAAAATCAATATGACTACTACTATCCTTATTTTATATACAAAATTGAATATAGTAAAAACTGATGATAGTACTACAAATGCATTTCAAGATTATGATTTATTATTTGAAAATGGTTTATTAGATCAAATTTGTGCCATTGTTGGTGAGCATGAATTAAATGAACTTATGACTATTAACGGTTTACTTATGGATAATTTTCATGATGAAAATAAAACTATTGATGCATATATTGCAAAATATACAGAAGCATTTGCTACCACTGTTGGTGTATTTGCCAATGAAGGTATTTCTGAATTAATGAAATATATAACTGAAAATGGAATTAAACTTGACTTAAAATAAATTAAATTATATAGGGGTGAATGTGTATGGCCACAATTACTATGACATTAGAACATTATAATGCTATTGTAGACGAACTTTTAAATGGCTTAAAATCTTCAGAAAAAGAAATTGCAAAAGAGCTTTCTGCTTTAAAAACAAAAAAAATATACGAAGACGCTAAACGTGCATATAGTCAAATTATTAATAATTGGTATAATTCATATTCACCATTATATTATAATAGATTATATAGTTTAAAATCAGCTGCCGATATTACTATGTTAGATGAACATACTATAGATATATATTTAAACGAGGATCATTTAGGAGGTCATCATTTAAATAATGCAGGATTATATAATTTAACAATGAGACAAGGATATCATGGCGGTTCAAAATATCGCGGTCCACTTAATAAATGGAGTCACGAAACTAGACCTGCTGTAAAAACTTTCTCTCCAGTACGTGCAATGCAAAATTGGGCAAAATCTTATAGTAGTCCTCACGAAAAAGAAAAACATGTTGTGCAAATTGTTAAGAAATATTTAAGTAAATACGAACTTTTTAGATTGCTTTATGGGACGAGGTGATAATTAATGGGCGATCATATTATATTAAAAACAGATACCGATGTAACACTTATGGCTAACGGAATACAGAAAGGCACAAAAGATTTAATAAAAGATGTTGCGGATTTAAAAAAAGGACTTGATAAACTTAACGGAAAGGAAGTTACACTGACAGTTAAAGGTGAAGTCGATATGTCAGAAGTTGAAGCGGCAAAAAAGGAAGCGGCAAAACCAATCGAGACCCCAGTTAAATTAAAACTTGATGCCTCTGAAATAAAAGCACTTCAGAACCTTCCGACAGCAAAAGCAAAAGTGGAGTTTCTAGTAAATAAAGGTACTATCAGCAAAAGCATTGGTAAAGATTTACAGGCCGCTATTGGGAAAGCTTATTCAGATGTCAGTAGAAAATTCAAAGATTTTCCAGGGCTAGATAAAGAGCCTAATATATCTCTTGATAATTTCATGAAAAGAGTTCCTGAATTATCAGCTCGTCAAAGAAGTGGCATAATTCAGACACTTACGGATAAGGGCATAATATCAGATAAAAATATTCCTGAATCATACGAAACTGTATATAGATTAAAAAGCTACTTAGAAAATGCTAAAAAAGCAGTATCTAAAACTATTCCGTCCGAGGCGTTTACTGCCCCGGATCTTTCTTTATCTGCAACAGAATATGGTAATGCAATTAATGAACAAGTGAAGCTCGTACAAAATGTACTTAATGCTTCTAAGTTTTTTGTTGATTTAAGTTCTAAAATGAATGTTAAAGCTGCTGCAAAAGTTTCACCTGAAGAAATGTATAAATTAATGGGCGTTGGTTCTGAAAAGGCTGATACAGGTAATTATGTTGCTTATCTGGCAGATCAGATTGCTAAGAAAGCAAATGTATATGATATTATCGATCAGGTTGTAACGGGCGCTCTGGATCCGACGCAGATCAGTCAAAAAGATATTGCAAATAGCATTTCAAAAATTACTAAAAAGAAAGAATCTACACCTAAGGCTTCTTCTACTGGTAAAACTAAAAAAAAAGTAAAACCTGTTATTGATGATTCTGATGACTCAGATCGACCAGAAGGAAATATTGAAAAATTATATGATGAATTAAAAGATGCATATAAAAATTTTGTAAAAGCAAGAAAAGCAAGAAAAACAAATAGTATTCATCCATCTGATTATGCTTTAAAAAGTGCAGTATTTAGAGAAGCGTATGCAAAAGTAGCACCACATTTATTTGATGATGAGAAAGAAAAATTTGTTGGTCCAAAACCTATGAGTCAAGAAGTAGCACAATTAGCTGCTGATTCTACAAGAAAAACAGTAGAACAGATTTATTCGATAAAGAAGCCGCTTAAAGATCTGGGTTATTTAGGGAATAATCCCGATGTGTCTAAGATATTCGATAGAATTTCCAACAGAATTATTAAAATTAATGCCGATAAACTCAATAACCGCGATAATGAAAATGGCGATACTGATGAAATTATAAAAAATATTGGAGTAATGAATAAATTAGCAAGTCAGCTTGAAGATATGATTCATGCTGACGGGCATGTGGATTTTGCTATTAAAAATCTTCCTACTATTACGAAACCAGCTACTACTGCTTCATCGTTACTTGATAATTCTGATATTAAAAAACAGACAGAAGAAACTGCAGATGCTATTACTAGAACAGCAGATCAAGTTATTGATGCAAAATCCAAAGAAGCTGATGCTGTTGTTGCTGCAAATGATAAAATTGCTGAGTCCGAGAAGAAAGTAACAAATCAAGTTACAGATGCTGCAAAAGAACAGAACGATACAATCAAAACTGTGTTTGGTTTGAAGAATGTTAATTCTAATTTAACAGAAGAACCTGTTACTCCTCCAGAATTAGATGGTTTAAAACAGCTTTCTCAGAAAGAATTTGGTGATGCTCAGAAATATATTAAAGTGTATGAAGATACCAACAGAACTATATACACACTTACTCAGACATATAAAAAACAATTCGATGCTAATGGTAATCTCTTAGCTGAGGGATATGAAAATGCTATTGCATATTATGATAGTTATGAGAAACTTGAGGGAGAAGCTGTTAAATTAAGTAAAAAGATTAACTCTAATTATGCGAAGCTTGATACGGAGAAATATAAATCCACTGATAAACAGAATCCTAATCTTCTTAAGAAGTTGCAAGATGATATCAAATCTGATCAACAAGACTTATCTGAATTACATAGAATTGCAAGATTAAATGCATCTCTTCCTGATAACGATTATATGTATCAGAACTTTACTCAAGCACTTCGAAAAGGATCTGCTGAATCTGCCAGATCCCTATCTGCAACTCGTAAAACAAATCGTGATAATTTCAATGTAAAAAAAGATACACTAAATACGGATATTTCTAAACAGATTTCAGATATAGAATCTCTTGGACAGGCTGGTACTATTGCTGCTGGAAAACTTCAGGATATACAAAAAAGTTTATCTACTATTACTACTCCTGCTGGGTTAGAGAACGTTCAAAAACAAATCACAGATATTAATGAGCAGTTTGATTCAAATAAGGCTCGTGAATCTGCTTTAAATTATGTGCATAATCTGGAACAGGGGTTGACCGGGAAGCAAAATGTTGTTATTGGCACTAAGAATGCTTCTGATAATTTTACCGGAAGTATTAAAGATGGTAAATGGATTGGTCCATTAGCTGGTTTAAATAGCAAATTTGAATCTACTTCTGCTAAACTGGATGGATATATTGCTGATGCAAAAAAACTTGGAGACGTTGGTAAAAAAGCTGCTGACTCATTTTCTACTTTAAAAGAAAATCTTAAGACTTGTTATACAGAATCTGAATTAAAGCAAATCCAAGATGGAATGAACGTAACTCAGGCTCAACTTACTGCATCTAAAAAGCAGGCTGATGAGGCTGCAAAAAATTCAGAAACTGCAAAAATAAATGATCAGTATACTCAGATTATGTCAGATATGTCTAATCTTGAGAAGAAAAATAAAGAACTTCGTACTGCTTTAAAAAGTGATAAAAATTCTGATTATATCAAAAATATTACTGCAGAACGTGATGCTTATAAAGAAGCAGTTAAAGGTGCCGACGAGTATATTGAAAAGCATAAAGAAGTTATTGGCGATAAGAATGTAAAAAAATATAATACAGCTAAAAGTCGTGCAAATCAAATTGAAACAGATATTGAAAATGATATCGCTGCTCAGACAAAAGCAATTGATAAAGAAGCATATACAAATAAGTATACTACTGCTATTGCCGATGTGAAGGCTTTAGGTGAGGCTTATAAAGAGCTTAATAATATTCAAAAAGAGGCATTCTCTAAAAAATCCGGACAATCTGCCACTACTTTAGATGATTATAATCAGAAAATTGTCGAAGCTCAGAACAAAGTAAAATCTTTAACTACTAAAGTACAAGATTTTCATAACAAAGTATGGAGTTCTGATGCCACTCAAGCGGATAAATTAAATCAGAAAGTATTTGATAACTATGAAAAGCAATTCGATAATATGTCAAATACTAAAAACAATTATAATTCTGATTTAGTGGAAGCGATGAAAACTGCATATCAATTAAAAAGATCTACAGAAGCAAAACTTTTAAAATCTGCTACGAATACCTCATTAGATGTTGGTCAGATATCAGAATTAAAAGGTAAAAATGGATATACGACGCAATTATATGCTTCATTGCGAGATCAAGTCGTCGATCAGTTTGGTAAAGATTTCCAACAGCAAGCAATTTTGGGATTAAAAACAAATGCTAATAATCAGCGAAATGATATTTTGAATACAAATTTCAAAACTCTTTCAAATGATATAGATCAGTATGTTTCTAGTGTTACAAAAGCAGGACGTGCTTCTAAAGGATTTCAACAAAACTTTTCTGGACTTTCAACAGATCTTGTAAACTTACAAAATACTTTTTCAGATCCTTCTAAACTAAATTCACAAGGTGTTACAGATTATTTTGATCAAATGAGTAATATAGCTCAACGTTTTGGAAATTTAAAATACACTTATTCAAATGGACAAGGAAAAGCAGAACTTGACTTTACTCAGGCTCTAGGCGAAATAAATGGAGAAAAGGCTGTAGGAAAAAACAGTAATTATTTTAGATTAGCCGGAGAATATGTTCAAAGCTATAATAATATATGGGATAAATACAATAAAGACATTGAACAGTTTGCTGAAGGAAGCGAAGAAAGAAAGAAACTGACCACACAAGCGGAAAAAGATTCTGAAGACGTTGTAAAAAGTATGCAGAATCTTGCTAAGAATGCTTCTAAGTATAATCAGGTAACTGATAAAGGTACGGAGCTTGATTTTACATCAAATAGGACTCGTAATACGAAAGATGCTTCCGCATTTTTAAGTCAGTATGCTGCTTCTATTGGATTAACTTCAGAAATTTCTACGAAAATTAATGAAGCGACTGGACAGGTAACAAAAACATTTACTGATATTTCTGGTAATACAGTAACATTAACTGGAAATATTGATAAACTTAATAATTCTTTACGAGTAACCCAATCATTAACGTCTAAAAATGGATCTGGAATATCTTCATTTGGAAATACACTTAAAGGTATGGTATCAGGAAACTTTAAAGGTGCTATTGCAGATATTGCAAGTTATGTTTCTTATTTCCAGGTAACCATGAAAGCAATTCAGCAGGCCAAACAAGGCTTCAATGATTTCTTAAATTTCCAAAAAGACTTAACAAATGTTAGTTACACAATGAATTTATCGCAGGATCAATTACAGAATCTTGGTACTTCTGCAATTGATATGGCAAAAGATTTATCGATGTCCTTGGATAATACTATGGACATTTATAAAATCTATGCAAACATGAATACTACTGCTTCTGAAATTCAGCAAACAGCAAGACCAACTGCTATCTTAAGTAACTTAAGTGGCGTTGATGCCTCTACTGCTGCCGATCAGGTACAGGGTATTTTACAGCAGTTCCATATGTTAGAAGATGGATCTACTACTGCTGCTGATGCCTCTATGCATATTGTCGATGTTCTGGATAAAGTTTCCGGAAGTGTGGGAATTGATTACGCTAAAGGTATCAAAATTATTTCTGATGCTGTACAGGCTTCCGGTCAGGTTGCTTATGATGCAGGTATGTCATATGAACAGCTTGCAGCTATTACTGCTAAAGTATCAGAAAGAACTCGTGAAGATGGATCTTCAATTGGTAATGCTTTGAAGACAATTATCACAAGAACTACAAAAGTCGGTAAAATGCCACAATATGCCGACGAAGTTGACAATGCAACTTTATCTAATGCTTCTGCATCTCTGCATGCTATAGGTGTAGATGTTTATAATCCGGATGGATCTGACCGTGGTATCATTACTGTTATGTCTGAGCTTAAAGATAAGTGGGACGATTTAACTGATGCACAGCAAGCCAAGATCGCATTCGATGTAGCAGCCACGAGGCTAAAAGCTAGCCTCTGTATGAAGAAATTCATACTTGAATGATTTTAACTGCAGGTAATACCTTAGAGCCTTGCACCACAATAATCAGGAAACTAGATTATGAAGGTTTGAAAACGCAAGGATTGGTTGTTCATGCAGCGAAGCACCCTAACGTATTCCGTAGATCATATGGTACTTGAGTCGAGGGTGAACGTTCAACGACTAGATTCTCGTCGAGCTATAGACAAGAGAATAAAGGTGGAAATCCTGAATATCTATAGCAATAATCGTAGGGCGCAATCGCAAATGGCGTGGGTGAAACCCCCTTAAATCGAAAAGGACACCCTAAACCGTAAAGGTCGGTAGGTGAAGAAATAGTCTATGCTTGCGTAAAAGCGCAAGTTGTGTTAATATGCGTATAACAAATATAACATCAAAAATTATAAATATAAAATTTATTTATATAGAGGAATTTATGGGAAGAAAAATTATTTTAACAGAAGAACAAGAAAAAATTGTCAAAGATTCTTATCTTTCAGGAATGAGTTGTAATCAAATATTGAAAAATACAGGATTCGGCAGAGATGCTATTAAAAGATGTTTAGTAGATGCCGGAATTTATAATCCTGATAAAACACGATATAGAAAGTATTCAGATGAAGATATTGAGTATATTAAAAAGTATTATCAAATTGGTGATTGGGACTCAATATTTAAGAAATATCCGTTTATGAATAAACAAAATGTTTATGATATGGCAAAGAAGCGTGGATTTTCAGCTGATTTTTATTTTTGGAGAAAAGAAGATGAATTAATTGTTAAAGAGAACATGTATAGTAAAACTTTTGAGGAAATATCTGATTTAATTGGCAATCGAAAATCTTCTTCTCAGGTAAAGCAAAAAGCATTTAAATTAGGATATAGAAATGATGATTCATGGACTGAAGAAGAAATAAATATTCTAAAGAAAAATTATTCTCTGATCCCAATGATAGAAATCATGAAATTATTACCGCGTCATAAAACAAAAGATTGCATTCAAATGAAAGCATCTCAGTTAAATTTGAAATCGTACTATTCTTTAAATTGTATGTGGACCGATGATGAAAAAGATTTTATAAAAAATAATTGGAAATTTATGTCCGATATAGAATTAGCTGACAAATTAAAACGATCTCAAAGAAATGTAAAATATCAGAGAGAAAGACTAGGATTGTTTAGGTCTGATCCATTTGGAGAAATCAATAATCGTTTAAATGATTATTTAAGAAGGCGTTCTTATACATGGAGAAAAAATAGCATTAATGCATGCAATAATAAATGTGTCTTAACAGGAAGTGAAAAATTTGATGTGCATCATATATATCCTGTTAACCAAATTATATCAGATATATTATATGAACTGAATTTGGAAAATAAAAATTTAGACGAATATACATCCAAAGAATTAGAAATAATCGTGACTAAATTTAATGAAAAACAAAATAAATATCTTGGCGTATGTGTAAGGCAAGATATTCATAATTTATTCCATAGTATATATGGTGATATTGCAACCAAAGATCAATGGGAGCAATTTGTAATTGATTTTAAAAACGATAAATTTGTTGATTATATAGCAGCATAATATATTAACACAAAACGAATGTTGCGAATTCGTTAAATGAAACAGAAACTTCAAAATTCAAGTCCATGCTGGATGCATTCACAGACTCCATGTCACTGGCAGAGGAAGCAACAACCGCAAATGGTAATGCTGAAGCTAACCAGGAAAAATATATGGAATCAACCGCTGGTAAACTACAAGCAATCAAAACACAGATGCAGGATTTCTGGGTTAATTTCTATAATTCAGATACTGTAAATGGTGTTCTTGAATTTGTACATAGTTTAACAGAAGGATTTACGTCACTTGAAAAAACACTTGGACCAATACCGGCATTACTTACTGCTGTATTTGCAGCAATGACAGTAAAAAATGCAACAATGGCAGGATTAAAATTCCTGAGTGGTGGAGGTCTTGCAACAGTCGTAGGTTAACCCAAAAATCTAAGGGTTACACGTTATTTTCCGATTTTTTAACAATGAGCCTATCTACATAGAGATTCATATCAATGTGTGGAGAATAGCGACTTAAAATAAATAGAGGATTAATACGTCGAATTCACTATTCTATGCTGATCGCATAGTGAAGTGGGCGAAAGCTCGTGACAACGCACGTACCAACCTGATTTACGATTTAGTCATATGTGAAACGTTAGTAACAATTACGCAAGTAATGACGAGGGAAACATATTAATAATCAGGAGGAGTAGAGAGAGCACCCTTCCTCGGAGTATATTATATATACTTTTAATGAATGTTCCATGAGCGGCACTTCTCTTCTGCCGAATCGCTTTATGCGAAAGAGAGAAATTATATTTGATAAAAGAAAGACACCGCGGTGATCAAGCGCAGTGTCTGTAAGATAAGCTTTGAATTTTAAATTATTGAAATTTAACCTTTAAAACTTTAATTGTGTGGGTTTCACCCCACACTACCAGAGTTGTATTTCTACTTCTCCGGTGTCTCGCTTGCAAACTCGCAATTAATATCAATGCTCTGTTCTTTCAGGTTTATTGATGTCACGAGTTTTGTTGGATTGTGCTGGAACACCATCCATAAAGCTGCAAGTAATACTAAAACCGTAAAGAATCTTTTAATTGCTATCTTTGCAAGCTTAAATTGATGTTCTTCTTTCTTCATGTTCCACCTCCCTTCTGCCATATGGCTAAAGTAAATATAAGTGGATTTTGATTTCGGACAGAACATCCGATTTTGATATTTATGATTGTAGGTGTGTGCAAAGCCGAGGCACACTCTCGGCTATCCTACAATTAGTAAATATATCACTTGAATTATTTTTTGTAAAGATAGAACGTCAGTTTTTATTTATATAGCAGAAAAGGCACCTCGCGCGAACTGGTGCCCTAAAAATCATCAAAGGTTTTGCCCTTTGATTCCCGGTCAATATAAAAAATTGTCACTCTGACGTCTAGCTGACCGGTGCGTCGCTTGCAAAGTCGCTTTCAATCTCAATTTGGATGGTATCAATTGTAAGTTTCAAGTCCATATGGGTTGGATTCTTTAAAAGAATCATTCCTATAATAAATACAGGCAGAAACAAATCAATAGTACGAGACTGAAACTTCTTTACAAGCTTACTTCGTTTTTTCTTACTCTTAGTCATTTTTTCACCTCCTTCCGACATTAAGAAGAAGGCTTTTATGTATAAGTATGAAATAAACGAATAAAACAAACTTCTGCTACTGATACATAACAACCACTTTCCTTTAAAAAGCAAAGGTTTATAGTGTTTCGGTGTGAAGACGCACAAGGCCATGGTGCGTACATGGCCTCTTCACATAGAAAATTATACCAAATTGTCGTTTATTGTAAAGACAGAACGTAGGTTCATAACAAACCCCAGAAAGTAGGTGTTTATATGTATAATAATAAAGCTTTTTTATTAACTAATTATATAGAACTTTTTCTTGCTGAGAATTCGTGTACAATATCAGACGTAGAAGAGGTCATCGAATTTCTCGTTGAAGATATAAAAATTCAAAAGAAAACAGATTTTGTCAAATTCAAGCCGAGTACTGCTCTTCTTTGTACTGGTTTAGTTGATTATATGAAGAAAGACATTCTAATCAATACTGATCTTGATAATATTGATGCCTTAAAATTTCTCAACAATGATAACTATCTTCCCCGATAGAAAGGACATAAATGCATGAATTTACCACGTAACAAAACACTTTGGACACTTGTTGAGATTACTCAAATACTCAACGAACAGGAATGTACTATTGATGACGCAGAAAAAATAATTCGATTTTTGTCATCTTACATCAAACAGCAACGCGAAGATATTGAATATGGTTCCGCTGACAATTATATTTTAAACCGAAAAATAGACAATGCTTCTAATAAAATTGTTGAAGCCATGAATCATGTAGATGGATATTGCTAATCACCTTCCTGGCCACCATTTGTGACCGCACTTCTGGCAGAGATTCTTCTTTTGAGATGCACCAATCCAGCCAAAGAGTCCGTAACCTTGTTCTTCTGTTGTGACTGATGTAGAACCGCAACGAGGACAACAGACAACATTGGAATTTGTAGGTTGTTGTGGTTGTGAAGCGTAGTTTTTACTACGAAGATAATTAAGAATAAAGATACCAGCTTCATGCCTGTTTATATTATTTTCACGACTATAATCTTTGAGGAATTTATTATATATTTTGTATGTTTCTTGAGGTGTTGGATATTTAATATTTTTTCGCGTGGGATCGATCATAGGTTTACTATCATCTTCAAAATATTCACAAAGATGAATGAATGCTTTTTTTTGTTTGGAATTTAACTCATTAAAATATTTTTCTATATCGCTTACATCTTTACCATTCCATATAATTTCTTGCGGTTGGCTTTCTTGCAACGGATACCCGCAATGAATACAGGCAGGTGCTTTATTAGATACTTCTCTTCCACATTCAGGACATTTAATAAGAGCCATAATTTTTACCTTCCATTTTTGTTTTATTGTAGCATAAGTATATGTTCATGTCATTAAGTAAAATCGGAAAATTTAGTGCGGCAGTAAAAACATTAGAAGCTTTTAATGGTAAAAAGGGGTTTTCCAATTTAGTCACTGCGCTTCAAAGTACTGGTAACGTTGCAGCAGGAACAAATTTAATAACTCGATATGGCAAAAACTTAAATTCTAAATTAGCATATAGTGCTTTAGCAAAATCTTTTGGCGAAGAAAAAATTACTGATGAAATTAAAGCTGCGATTGGATATGGAACTGCCGGTACAGTAGGGAATGTTTCTCAATTAGGTATTCGTGGAAGTAAAATAAGTACTGCATTTGCAGGTCTTGGTGCATTTCTCAAATCAATTTGGCCTGTATTAGCTGTTGTTGGCGGAATTGCAGCAGGTACAGCTGCATGGAAATGGGCAGATGATAAATTTACTATTACAAAAGCTACAGCCAAAAAACATTCAGATGAGTCGGCACAAGCATATCAAGATGCAAAAACAGAACTTAGTACAAAGCAGTCTCAGTATGATACTAATCAGGATCGTATTCATGAGCTTCGTGCTACACAGAATAGAACCTCTGATGAAAATGCTGAACTCTCTCAGTTAACGAAAGAGAATTCTCTACTTGGAACACAAGTTTCTGTACAGAAAAAACTTGTTGATGCCAAAGCCCAACAGCAAGCTATTGACGCAGATATGAATCTGAATAAAAAATATACAACAAGTCAAGCTGTTGCAAATGAATATAGTGACAGTGTTGTTGCTAAACAGGAAGATATCGTTGAAGAAACTACAAGAAAAGTCAATGAGTTAGCTGAATTACAGAAAAAACGTGATGCTGCATACCAAAAATTAGACCAAATGAGTGCTGATGATGAAGGATTTACTGAACAGCAAAATATTGCAAACCAAATGGATGATCGTGTTTCTAAGAAACAGAGCGAAATTGCAGACGCAATGGATGAAATATCTGATGATTATGATAGATTGTTTGATGAAAATACAGGTGCATTAATTAATCCTAAAACAAAAGATACTGCAAAATCTGTAGAAGATCTTTTTTCATTATATGGTCGTGTAACAGATTCAGCTCAGGAAGAAACAGATCGCATTAACAATATTTTCGCCAAAGCAAAATTTGATGGTGTTGAAGATCAATTAGTAAATGCTGGAAAATCTGGTGGTACTGATGCTGTTAAAGCCAAGATCTCAGAAATCGACGGATTACAAGAAGCTTTAGATAATGCTGGTATTAGTGCTGATACACTTGCATCTAACATTATGGCTATTGCTAGACCAGATGAGAAAAATCTTGAAGGTATAAAAGAAAATCTGAAAGATATTTTTGATATCAGCGCTGATTTAAACGAAGGAGATAATTTTGTTGGCCCATCAGGAAATCTTTATAATTTCTTTAAGGATAAAACTGATAAGCAAATAGAAGATTTCTGGAATTATTATAGCGATCAAGGATTAGATGGTTCTGATTGGAATTATATGGATCTTGCTTCCAATTTTAATAAATCACAAGAAAAAGCAAAAATTGAAGCCGAATCAAAAACCTTCTCTTCTCGTTTCAAAAACTCCGCTGAAGATACAGCAACAGATCTTGATACCATAACAGACAATTTCCAGACAGATATGTCAAATATCAAGTCTTCAATGGATTCTATCAAATCCGGTACATTCCAGAATTCAGATATTACTGATCTTATTCAGCAGTTCCCGGAACTTGCTACAGAGACTGATAATCTACAACAGGGATTACAGAATTTAGCATTTGATAAAGCAAGTGATGCTATCGGTAAAATTAGAGATTCTGTAAAAGATGTAACTGATCCGAAACAGCTTGCTGCTGCTGATCAATATATTCAGAGTATTATGGATACTATGGATCTGAGCGGATTTGATATGAGCAATGCTAAGTCTGCAATTCTTGGTAATTTAACAAAGAATTTAGCAGACAAACATATGGCCTCTGTTACAACACCAAACCTTGTAAATCAGTTAATGTCAGAATATGGAAATGATGAAATTGCAGTTCAAGCAATTATGAAATTGTCACTTGATCCATCAATGGCAAATGCTGATCTCGACACTTGGAAATCTAAAATTGAAGATACTAAAGTACAGATTCAGTTGGATACTTCAGCTAAAAATCTGGATAATCTCTCAAAAGAACTGACTCGTCTTCAGACTGATGCTTCCGATCAGCAGACAAGACTGAATAATAAATCTGTTTATAACATGAAAGCTACTGCTTCAGATTACAACAATTTAATTGAAAATGGTGACAAGCAGATTGAGAATTTGAATAATCAAATTCAAGAATATCAGAATAGTATCGATGCTTTAAAAAATAGTAAAGGTCTATCTCCTCTTTCTGATGAAGATAACGAACAGATTAAGCAGTATCAGGATCAAATTCAGGCAGCTAACATGTCTATTGAAAATATGAAGGCTTCTCAGGCCGATTGGACAAAAACAGCATTTAATCTTCCAGTAACTGATATGCAGAACACTGTTACCGCTCTTACATCAGCTATTAGCGAAATGCAGACAGAAACAGGTCTTACATCTGATACTATGGATAGTCTTAGAACACAATTCAGTGATCTAAAAGATGCTCATGTTGATAATGTATTCGATCGCACTGCAAAAGGTTTGAAAATCAACACAGAAAGAATGAAGGATTATCTGGAACAACAAAATGAATTCATGAATTCTGATTTTGCACAACGGATTCAGGATTATCAGGATCAATTATCAGCAGGTAATAAAGATTATACTCAGCAAGGATTAGAAAATCTTAAAAATCTGCAGGCACAGTATTTTGCTCAGTATCAGGAGGCTGCAAAACAGTTCTCTGATTTCCAAGCAATGGTTAATGCTGACAATCTTTCTACTGAAGGCAATGAATATACTACAGCTAAGAGTTATCTGGATAACGCAAAAGATCTGTATGATAAAGGCTTAGTTGGTACACCTCAGTTTAAAGCAGCTGCAAAATATTTCTCTCAGAATGGTTTTGAAGATGCTGATAATTTCATTGAGAACTACAACAAACTTAAGAATTATTACACTGATGATGCTTCCGGTCCAAAGAGATTTTTAAGCGATCTTGAGGCTAAGGGATTAGCTACTTACAAAACTCTTGAGGATGGAAATCAGCAATGGATGTACTCTTTCACTGATACTCAAGAAGCTGCAGATGCTATGGGTATGAGTCTTGAATCATTCGAATCTATGTTTGGTAGATTGAAAGATTATGGCGATACAAATAATTTTGTATCTTCTCTTGAAGAAGGTGCCCTGAAATCTGAAGAGATTGACGATAAACTCATTGATGCTCAGATTAAAATGGGAAAACTGAAAGCCAGTGGTGCAAATCAATCCGCTCTGGACGATCAACAAGCAGTTATTGACAATTTAATTGCACAAAAAACTGGTATTACTCAGGCTATATCTGACTTCAAAGATGGTACTGTTGATCGTAAGATTCAGGATATTAAGGATGCCAAAGGCGCCATTGATGAGCTGAATCAGGCAATGAAGGATCAGAACATTAATCCGGATTCTGATGCAGGTAAGAAATATATAGAGGCCATTCAGGAGCAGGCCGATAAAGTTGGTTTGAAATTAACTAATTTCGAAGTCGACGAAGATGCATACAATCAGTTGATTGCGGGCTATGAAGCGAAAGCTAAAGGCTCACAAATCAAACACTTCCAGGATGTCAACGAAGGAATTGAAAGTGGTAACACTGGAGATTACTCTGATTCTGATGTTGAATTGGTTAATAAGATTAAAGATGCTCAGGAACAGAAAAGTGAAGCATTACAGAACGTTATTGATGCTGTTAATTCATTGGATAAAGATCAATGGAATGAAGCAAACCAGATTGAATTAGGCAATGGAGCTTATGAATCTGAAGATCAGGGTATTCGTAATGTTGAAGATGCTCTTCAGGGACTTTCAGATCAATTTGGACTAACAAAAGAACAGGCGACTGCTCTTCTACCGGCTCTTGAAGCTTTAGGTGTTGTTAATATTGATCCTAATGTTGATATGACCGGGCTGGATGAATTGGATCAAGCTACTCAGGACGGAATGGCTTCATTGCGTCAGATGCAAGCAGATGGGGATATTAAACTCTCATTTGATGTGGATAGTAGTATAGAAGGATTATCTGTAGATAAACTACAATCACAAATTGGTGAATTAGAGCATATTAAAGTAAATTTTGACGTAGATTCATCTGAATATAAAGCAATTCAATCTATGATTGATCAACGTGAAATGCAAATGCATGTTCAGATTGCAGTAGATAAAACCGGTGATATTGATAAGTTATTATCTCTTAATGATGAAGAGTTGGCTCAAAAAGCTGAATTGGACGTAGATGTCAATACCGAAGATGGTAAAGCTAAAATCGATGAACTACGTTCAAGTCTGGAATCTTTATCAGGCGATACACCTGCTATATCGGTTAAAATTGACGAAACTCAATTCCAAGCATTAACAAAAGAACAACAAGGCCAAGGAACTGTAACTTTCAAGCCAGAACATAAAGAAGTAGATGCTTACCTTGCTGAAGAGAAAAAAAGCGACGGAAAAGTAAAATGGTCTAATGAGACAGGTTTAGTAGATGTTTATGCTGCTACCGAACATTATTCTCATGGTACTGTTCATTGGGGAAATGATATTTCTGCCGTTCAAACTTCATTCACTGCTACCGGAACTGTTAATTGGATAAATGCAGGTGGGCCAAGTGATGGTTTGAGTAAAGAAGTTGAACTCTCAAGTGGTACGTTCAAAGCTGAGTCTACTGGAAGTGCTTACAATGTTTTAAATATTACACCGGCTCATGCAAGTGGTACGAATGTTGCTATTAAACAAGATCAGCAAGCTCTTGTAAATGAAGTGGGTATCAACGGTCACGCTGAATCAATTGTTCGTGATGGTGTTTGGAGTTTAATTCCTGGCGGTGCTCATATAGAGAACCTGAAAAAGGGCGACATTATATTCTCTACTACTCAAACTGATGCTCTTCTTAAACATGGGGCTATTCAAGGACATGCCAGAGCTTATGCAAGTGGCACTGTTACTTCTCCAGGCGTTATGAAAGCCTATGCTGCTGCTGGTAATACTCCGGGATTTCACTTCCAAGGCGGAGCTGCAACTGTTAAACCTGCCGGATCTGGAAATTCTGGTAACTCCGGTAATTCTGGTCTTCAACATGCAATCGAAGATAATACAGATGCGGTATCAAACAATAGTGATGATACAAGTGACGCGGCTGATGAAGTAAGCGAAGCTCTTCAAAATGTAATCAAGAAGCTGAATGATAATGCTATGGATTGGGTTGAAGTTGCTATGGATCGTCTTGATCGTATAACTTCTAGGTATACAGATCTTGCCGAAAGCGATTACAGCCATTATACAAAAGCTCAAAAGTATTATAATAAAGCTCTTGAAAATACAGATAAAGAAATCAAGGCTGCTAAAGAAAGCATCTCTGTTTATAAAAGGAAGTCCGAAGAAGTTGCAAACAATGGCGAAGTAAGCAAATATCTTACTCCTGCTTTGAAGAAAAAAGTTCAAGATGGCACTATTAATATAGAAACATTGGATGCAAATCAAAAAGCTGCCGTAGAAGCATATAAACAGTGGTACGACAAGTATCTTGATGCCGTTCAAAAATATAGAGATAAGAAAACTCAGGAACTTGATTTAGCTAAATCTAAAGTTGATAATGTTTATGATTCCTATGATCTGATCATTAGTAAGCGTAAAGCTAAAGAGGAATATTATGCAGCTAAAGCTGAAAATCGTATAAAGAGCGGAAAATCTCAAAAAGTCGGTTCGGTATATTGGAAAGATCTTAAAAAACAAGTAAGTTATGCTCAATATCAGAAAGACTGGATGTTAAAAGAAAGAGATAAAGTTCAGCAAAGCATGACAGATTATCTTAATGTGAATGGTCATAACAAAAAAGATAAAGCTTATCAGGAAATGAAGAAAAATCTAACTGATTTGAACACGTCTATTGTTGAGGCTGATACACACATCCAAGAAGCTAAAGCTGCTCTTGAAGAAACCAGAGAGAACTTAAAGCAATGGCAAATTGATCGTTGGGAAAGAGCTGGTGATAAGCAGGACGCTTCTCTTAGTTATAAAAAGAATGCTGATGATATTAATTATCAGCTTTCAACCAATGATTATGAAGAGCGTTTGAAAACTTATGATAAAATTATTCGTGCTGATGAAGAGAAAAGACAACTTCTTGCAGAAGAAATTGCAGCAAATCAAGCCAACGGTGGAGCTTGGAGCAATGAGGAAATGCAGAAGAAAATCGAGGAATATGATAACCTCACTGCTTCTATTATTAAATCCAAAGAGGCGATGCAACAATTAGCTCAAGAAGAAATTGATTTTCGATTTAAACCTCTTGATGAAGCGCAGAATAAACTTTCAAATCTTGTATCTGAGCTTCAGACTGCTCAGAAGTTACTTGGTGATACAGAGAGTTTCTATAATGATGATGGAGCCTTCTCTACAAACGGTTTGACCAATATTTTATTGGTTCAAGAACAGATTGACGCCACTAAGGATAAAATAGCAAATTATCGTGAGGGATTAAATAAGCTGGATGAAATGTATAAAAATGGTGCAATTGGTCCAGAATATTATAAGACTAAAACCGATGAAATGCTTAAGAGTTTGCAACAAGAGTCTGCTACTCTTGCTGATCTTAAACAGAACCTTCTTGATATGTATACCACTCAAGTTACTAAAGAGAACGATCTGTTACAGGAGAATATTGAAAAACGTAAAGACGCTCTTTCTGCTAAAGAGAAATATTACGATTATGACAAAACTCTAAAGAAGAAAACTAAAGATATCAATGCATTAAAAGCACAGATTGCTGCACTTGAAGGAACATCAAATGCAGCCTCAAAAGCTCGTCTTGAGAAATTACGTGCGGAACTTGCAGATGCAGAAGACGATATGGCCGATACAATGCATCAGCATGAAGTCGATATGAAAAATACCGGCTATGAGAATTTTTCAGATGAGGCAAATAAGGCGTTAGACAATACTCTTGATGCTGTTAAGAAAAATGCTGCTTTCCAAGAAGCTATTATTGGCAGTATGCTTTCTAATGTAAAAGCAAATTACGACAGCACCTATAAACATCTGGGCGACGTAATGGATCAGTATGGCATGAAAGTTTCTCAAACTTATAGTCAAATGATCACAAAGGCAGCTGATTTTAATACTGCTGCTGTAAATGCAACAAAAGCATGGGAAGGTGTTACAAAAATTGACACCAGTAAGCCTTATGGCGGTTCATCTGCTGGTAATAGTGCATTTGATAGCGCAATGAATAACGCAGGATCTTCTCAGACTGCTGGAAGTCCAAATATTAAACCAGATACAGACTATACTCTGAAGCTGAGTGATACAGATATTTATCTGACATACAGTCATATCAAGAAACAGCTTAAAGCAACATGGTCACCAAAGAAACCAGAACACTCTGATATCGAGTGGAAAAGTTCTGATGAATCTATTGCGAAAGTTTCTTCTGATGGTACAGTTCGCGGTGTGTCTTCAGGTCTTAATAAGAACGGTTTAATGGCGCGTGATGAGTCTAAAACAAGAAAATGTATCATTACTGCTATTGGCGGTGGTGGTCTTGCTAAAGCTACTTGTACCGTTCATGTAATGCCGGATTCTCATTATGAGAAGATCAAGGATTATGCAGATAAAGCTGGAATCAAAGAGACTTCAGGTAATAATCTGAGAGATGCCATGGAATATGCTTATAAAAACGGCGCAAACCATAGCAATCAATCATATACCGCAGTTGAAGGATTTAAGAAAGCATATCTGAAGGACTGGACAAATTCTCTACCTAACCGTCCAGACGGTGCGACAGACGTTCCTGCCGGAGTGAGTCCTTTGATAGGATATTTTAATGCTAAAGGTAAGAAAGTCGGACCAAAAGAAATGCAACAGCTTGCAGATATTCTTCAGATCAATACTCCGGGTGTTAAGAAATATGATTCTTGGGGATCTACTCTGAAAAATAAAATCCTGAAGGCATATAAATCCTACGGATTCTCTAAAGGTGGTGTTGTACGGAAAGGTATTCCTGCCAACATACTTGATATGATCGGCGGAGATGCTTTAATACCGCGTGGAGATTCTATGCTAATCGGTGCAAATCCGGGTGAAACTGTTCTGACAAAAGAATTTACAGATCAACTGAAACCTACAGTTGCTACTCTGAATGAATTTAATGCTAGAATGGCGAAACCAATTACCACTATTCTACCATCGTCTTCAAATGATACGAGTGTGAATAGTGAGTGTAATATTACAATCAATGTTGATAAAATCAATAATGAGCAAGATATTAAGAAACTTGCTTATCAAATTGGTGATATTATTACTGAACGTAATAAACGTGACTGGAAAAAAGTTCGCTAATTTAAAAGGGCTGTCTTTAAGACAGCTCTTTTAATATTAAAATATATGAAAGAGGTGAAAAAATGCTACAATTTGAATTTAATGGTCATACTTCTGATGAATATGGATTGATTGTGACTAGAATAGAAGAAAATGATACTCTTGTAAATCGTTCTTTGCAATTAGGAGAAAAGAACAAATATCGGCCAAAAGAAAATCAGTTCGGAACATTATATGGTGATAATTATTCATTCAAAATGGGCGTAATGAGAAATCCATGCAGAAACAAAAATGTAGTTCCAGAATTAAAAAATGGAATTTTAAGATACGATCCAACATATACTCCATATTTAGATAATGGAATTTTAAAATTTTCTATGAATTATACAGCTGATATAAAAAATGGAATTATTATTCCAAATGATTCTGATTATTTAACTTCAAATAATATTAGAATCATTAATGCATGGTTAACATCCCCTCAATATCCAAGGCTTCTTAAATTTATTGGAGACGATTATTTTTCAGAAGAAATCGAATTTTTTGCTACAATTACAGAGGTATCTACAGAACATGCATCTCTTCCATATGAACTAACATACACAGTAACTTGTGATAGTCAATGGGGATATACTCCTCTTATTTTATGTAAAACAACTTCCTCTTCTACTCTTCCTAGAGAATATTCTATTCAGAACAATTCTGATTGTTGGGAAGATTATGTATATCCAATAATTAAAGTTTCTCCAAAATCTCATGGGATAATTACTATAAAGAATAAAACCGATAATGGTAGAACAATGAAAATTAATGCATTAAAAAGTGATGATTTCTATATAGATTGTAGAAATTTAAAAATCTATGACATCACAAAATCAATTGTTTCATTTGAAGATTTAGGGATTGAGGATATAGATGACATTTATTGGCCTCGTCTTGCTTATGGAGAAAATATATTTGAATTTACAGGTGACGCGACATTTGAAATCTCATATAGAGAACCACGAAAGGTTGGTGCCTTTGCATGAGAATGATTCATAATTATGATATTTATGGAAATACAGAATCTGCAATCATTTATTTGGCTAAACCTGGAAAACGATTCTTTTGTGCATTAGGTGGAATTGATACTTCTACTGTTTCTGTTACGTTAAGAACTAATAATACTGCAGAATTAACTTTCACAGTTGATAAATATGTAGATGGCGTAGAATCTCAGGGATATGAAGAACTTGATGAAATGATGGAATTGTATTGTGACGGAATCTGGTATAAAATTATGGATCCTCCAACAGAGACAAATGACGGAACACAATGCACAAAGGATATTACCGCCGAATCATATGAAATCTCTCTTACCCAGTATAAATTGAAAAATTTTAAAATTAATATGGGCGAAGAAGATTCTTATGAAATGATGTACCAAAAAAATCATGACACAAGTAAATTTTATCAAATTAAATTTTATAATCCAGAGAATGAAGATTTAAGTTTTCTGCATATTGTGCTGAAGCATGCAGATGTACCTGGAT